CTTTATCCCAATCAGGGTGAGCATCCGTCCACATGTTTAATGCATACTGTTCTTTTTCAATAATTTCTTCAATCGTTTCTTTAAATATTTCATTGTTTTCATCTTTTGTCCACTTTTCATTTTCTTTAATATATAACGTATCGCGCTTTAAGTCCGTACAATGTATAGGACGTTCGTGAACTTCCAATTGCTTTAAACCACGTATAATAATATCGCTTACACCTTCTACTAACCCATTGATTCGTGTATTTTTTAAATCATCCATGGTAATATCAATATTATTAACAAATTGGTTAAGGTTCATCGCATTTTTACATGTTTCATTCAAAAAGAATTGCAAATTAAATGTTTTATTATTACAGTTTGTATTATTTGAATTTATTGTTGTTGATGATGTTATTTTTGGACCAATTTCACTAATTGTCTTTATTAAATCATTATTTTGTTTCATTAAATCTTTAACCATCTCTTTTAGATCAATAATACTATTTTTATCATTATTATTGCTTTCATTAATTTCATTATTTTTATTTTTAGTTTCATCATTTTTAGTTTCATCATGTTTACTTTCATCAACATTATTAGAAATTGTATTATTACATTTCTTTTTATGATTATAAAGACTAGCTCTGTGACTATATTTTTTACCACACTCACAATAATATAATTGTTCTTTTACAATATTATTGGGAGAAATATTGTTGTATTTTGTTGTATTTTGGTGTTTACGTGTTAAAAGATGTTTATTATAGTCTTTAATATTAGACGTATTATAGTTACAAATATTACATGAAAAAATATTTGGGATTTTTTGGGACATTTTTGTTGTATAAATATACAACATATTTTATCCCTAAATCGTTTTTCAAAAAAAATAAAATTTCAAAAAAAAATATCGTAACAAAATTTTTAATCAAAAAATGGAATTTAGAGCATTATGGTCACAATCACATTTTCAACGTTTTTTTCTATTATTAATATTCAAAAATCAAAAATGGACATTTTATTTTTGTCCATTTTTGAAAATCCTATTTTAAAATTGAAAAAAATAATCGATTACATTCAACTATTTCTAGTCCTCCCAAAATATATCAAGCAAGATTATTATTTTTTTTATTTCTGAATATACACTTCTTTGCTAATGTTATGAATGATTTTCTTTTCTTTCTTTTCATCTTCCATGACTGGCTGATATAAACGATTTACCATTAGTACATATTCATCTTGTAAATGGGTTACTTTATCCCAGTCAGGATGAGCATCGGTCCACATGTTTAATGCATACTGTTCTTTTTCAATAATTTCTTCAATTGTTTCTTTAAATATTTCATTGTTTTCATCCTTTGTCCATTTTTCATTGTCTTTAATATATAAGGTATCACGCTTTAAGTCCGTACAATGGATTGGACGTTCGTGAACTTCCAATTGTTTTAATCCACGTATAATAATATTACTAACCCCTTCTACTAACCCATTGATTCGTGTATTTTTTAAATCATCCATGGTAATATCAATATTATCCACAAACTCATTAATATTCATTGCATCCTTACATGTTTCATTCAAAAAGAATTGTAAGTTAAAAGTTTTATTATTGCAATTTGTATTATTTGAATTTGTAATTGTAGTATTACAAATTTTTGGTGTAAAATCTTGTATTGTTTTTAATAATTCTTTATTTTGATTCATAACCTCTAAAATTATTTTTTTGAATTCAGATTGTTCATTTTTTATTTCTTTAAATTTATTATTAACATTTTCACTAATAATATTATTACTATAGTTTGGGTTATTATTATTATCATTAATATTATCATTATTATTATCATCATTATCATTATTATCATTATTATCATTATTATGAGTTTTTTTATGTTTCCATAAACCACTACGATTATTGTATTTTTTATTACATATATTACAATAAAAAACATTTTCTTTCATTATTATTTTGCTACTTTTGGTTTCCATTGTTTCCAAAGTAGCATTTTTCAAATGTTTAGATGTTAAAATATGTTTATCAAAATTATATTTTTTACATGTATTATAATCACACTTTTCACAGAAAAAAATATTTTGGTATTTTTTGCTACTTTTGGTTTCCATGGTTTCTAAAGTAGCAACATATATTTTTTTTAAGTATTTTTCTTTTTTATTTTCAAAAAAAATTATCGTAACAAATTTTTTAATCAAAAAACCGAATTTAGAGCATTATGGTCACAATCGCAATTTCAACGTTTTTTTCTATTATTAATATTCAAAAATGAAAAATGGACATTTTATTTTTGTCCATTTTTGAAAATCCTATTTTAAAATTGAAAAAAATAATCGATTACATTCATTATTATATAATTATAATTCTAGCCCTCCCAAAAAATATTACATGATAAACAATAATAATAATTATATTTTTATATATATTTTTACATTATATTATTGATCTATTTGTCCTGTTTTATAGTAATTATTCCAAGACTTTGGTGTAATTTTTGTTTTCCCATTATAAGTTAGTGCATAACGATTTTCAATCATGAATTTGTTTATATGTAAATCATCTAAGTAAATATCAGCAAGTACTCTACCATATTTTTCAGTTCCTATATTTTTCAATATAATATTTTTATGTAAAACAAGAATTTCAAGTGCTTTTTGTGTAAATTCTGCAAATAATTTTTCATCTTCATTTTTACTTGTCATTTCTGCACAATCTATACCTTTTAGTCTTACAGAGAATCTATATAAAGGTGAGTTTATATAAGGTAATTTTGATGCGATTGTTATAGTATCACCATCATATACTTTAATTACATAACCATGTGTAATTGGAGGAACAAAAGGTATAGTTTCATTCCATGTAATCGGTAATGGTTGTAATACAATAATATTTTGTTTATTTTCAATATTATTTTCAATATTATTATCATTTGAAGAAGAAATTGAATTATTTGTTTTATTTATATTATTTGTTTTCATTGATTTATTTTTTGTAAAACATTGTAAAAACCTAAAACACATATTTGTATTTGTTTATATTGAAATGATTATAAAAATATATAATGATTTCAATTTTTCTTTTTAGTTGGTGTAATAAATTATGTAAATTTATCTTCAATCTTTTTAAATAAATCATTGTTGTATACAAGACTACCTGTAGGTTTATATGTATTAATTGGTTTGTAATCTTTCTTTTGTTCATTTTGTTGATTTTTTATATTTAATTTTTTCCCAAGTGACATAGTAAGTGATTCAATACTGTTATCGTTATTATTTTTATTAGATGATGCATATGGGTTTGATACATCATCATCTTCATCACCACCAACTTTATTACCATATTGGTCTATAACAATTCCTGTTTTCTTTTTAAATTCAGTGCGAACATATGATGGTACATAATGCATCCATGAAATAAAAATAAGATTTGGATGAGTATACCTAACATTAAATCCATTTTCTTGTAATTGAGTTAATATATATGAAATACATGATGAATGATCATAATTTGCAACACCAATCATAATTTCAGGGACAACATACCAACAATATTGTTCATCTTTACGTTGTCTTGCGGTTATTTTAATTTTATCATGTATTCTATTTAATACCTTATTATAAATCGCAAGTTTTGCCAAATCTTGATTTTTCTTTTTTTCATAAAGCTCGTCTAAATTTATTTTTTCTACATTTTCAGATATTTCACGTGTATTAAATAATTCGTTCATTATTAAAACATAATAAGAAAAAAAGTTAAAAATAACACCACAATTTTATACAATTTGAAATATTACATTTTTATAAATGACAATACAACATATAGTAATTAATGGTGGAGGTGCTAATGGATTAATTTCTTATGGTGTTGCACGTTATTTACATGATAAACAATTTTGGAATATTGAAAATATAAAATCAATGTATGGAACGTCTATAGGTGGTATTATGTGTGTTTTTTTAAGTTTAAAATATGATATGAAATATTTGGATGATTATATAATAAAAAGACCATGGGATAAAGTACATGATAAAATTAATATTGATAATGTATTAAATATAATGACGACAAGAGGTATTACATCAATAGAAACATTTATAAAAAATACATTTGAATTAATTTTCGAAGGATTAAATTTAAAATTTAATGAAATAACATTAGAAGAATTTTATAATTATAATAAAATAGAATTACATTTATTTACATGTGAAATTAATAATTTTAAAAAAGTAAATCTATCATATAAAACACATCCAAATCTTAAATTAATAGATGCATTATCAATGTCAGCAGCGTATCCTATTATTTTTAAACCAATACAAATTGCGGATGAATGTTATTTAGATGGAGGTGTATTTGTAAATTATCCATTAAATGAATGTATACAGGAACAATGTTGCGAATTAACAGAAATATTAGGTATTAGAGATAAAATTAATATTTCAGAAAATAAAATCACCCAAGAAACAGAATTTACTGAATATTTATATTTAATATTTTTAAAAACAATAAAATACTTAAGAAATGAAAATAATATAATAGAAATACCTTATGAAATTAGATCGGAAAATGAAATATGTAAAGATTATAAAAAATGGTATGAATTGATATTTAAAAAAGAAATGAGAGAAAATTTAATAACTTATGGTTTTGAATCAGCTAAAAAGTTTTATGAAAATTTACAACATAAAAAAGAAAGTTATAATGTAAATGATAAAATCAAAATTATAAAAAATAATATTGATTTATCTATGAATAATATTGATTTATCTATGAATAATATTGATTTATCTATGAATAATTATGAAATAAGATAAAAATATTTTACCCTTGTTAATGTAGTGTTGAATTTAAAAATTGTTCTAATGCTGCTTTTTCAGGTTTTCCCTGGAATTCAATAACTTCACCTCTATTATCTAATTTAATAGTAGGATAAGAATTAACACCAAATTTATCAGCTGTTGATGGATCTTGGTCACAATCTATAGTTACAAATTGTACTCTATATCCATTAAATGTTTTATCTTGATTTTCTTTTGCAAAACTGTCCCAAATAGGTTTGGCATTTTTGCAATGAGGACACCAATCTGTCTTAAAGAAATAAAGTGTTGCACCTTTTTCATCATTAGAATTACGTAAATCCATTGCATTTGCATAACCTTCAATCATAGAAGCTCCTTTTCTTGATGAAAAATAAGTTTTGTAAATATAAATAGATAAAAATACGAAAATAGCACCAACCATAGTCAATAAAATATATCTCTTATATGTTGGTAAAGTTTCAAGTAAATGCTTTACTTTTTTTAACTCGATATTTGGCATTATATATATAAAAAAGAATAAATTAATAAAATATTTAAACGAATAAAACTTATAATAGTAATTATACGTTTTATTAAATGTTATTTCGTACCAAAGAAGGTGAATTTATTGAAATTAAAAGAAGTGATTATAAAAAAGATAAAGACTATTATAATGAAATAATGAAAATAAAACTTTGAAATAATTCCTAAATCTTTATATTGAGATATAATTATTTTATTTACAAGTAATCAAAATTCTAATTATAAATGCTAATAGAAATATCAATAAAAAATAGTGTATAAAACATATATTGCTAATATTGCAATACAAATACTATATACAACATTTAATAGAAAGTATGTTTTTAATACAGAATAATTTTGATTGGTAAAAATACCTGGTATTTGATATAAACCACCAAGAGAATTATAATTTTTAAATAAAGCAAAAAACAATATTCCTGCAATTAATATTTTTACGATCCAATCAAAAAATCCATTAATTTTATAAGGACTAACTATAAAAAATAAAATTAAAATGTAAGCTGCACAAGTAATATATAATACATATTTTGTATTATCTAAAAATGTATGAAATGTAGATATTATTTTGTTATCCATTATATATAATTTAAAATTATTTTTTCTATTCTTTATACATATAATTATTCTTTACATGCGTAAAAATATAACATATAAAATTAATAAATTAAATAAAAAAAATTCTGTAAAAAAAACATTCAGTAAAAAAGATTATAGTAGCGGTGATGGAATGGTAACTTCTACTTGGGGGCCTGCAGCGTGGCATCTTTTACATACGATGAGTTTTAATTATCCAGTGAATCCTACTAATGAGGATAAAAAGCATTATAGAGATTATGTATTAAATTTACAATATGTTTTACCATGTAAATATTGTCGTATGAATTTAAAAAATAATTTAAAGGCTCATCCATTAAAAATGTGTTATATGAAAAATCGTGATAGTTTTTCGAAATATATTTATAACTTACATGAAGTAGTAAATAAAATGTTAGGAAAGAAGTCAGGATTAACATATTGTGAAGTGCGTGATCGTTACGAAAATTTTCGTTCAAGATGTACTCAAAATGATACTCCCAAAGTATTTAAATTTAAAAAAACACGTAAAATGAAGGTAAAAGAAAAGGGTTGTACAGAGCCATTATATGGTAAAAAAGCAAAATGTGTAATTAAAATTGTTCCACAAGAAGAAAAAACACCTACTTTTCAAGTTGATGATAAGTGTATAAAGGTAAGAGGTGGATAAAAATATTTAGTGTAAATAACATAAGATGTAAAATATAATATTATAAAGTTATAATATTATAATATTATAATATTATCATAATATTATATAAGAATGGAGAGGGAAGAAGAAGAAATATCAGATATTGAAGATAATAATAGTGATATGGATATTGTTGATACAATAAGTGATATATCTGATATGGATGATGATAATTCAGAAAGTAGAAAAAGATCAAGAAGAAAATTAGATTTTGATGATATAAATGAAGCGGAAGAAGAGGGTGATTATAAAAAATTATCCAAAGATGAACTTGTAGATTTAATAATGAGAGGTGAATTAGATTTAGAACCGAATTTACAAAATCTAGATTTAAGTGATGTAGATTTACAATCTGCGAATCTAGAATATGCTATTCTATATGGAACAAATTTAAATAAAACAAACTTAATGGATACTACATTGACAGGAGCTAATTTGACACTTACTAATTTGGAAGAGGCTGATTTAAAAAATGCAATCGTAGGAGATACATATTTTAATGGGGCTAATTTAAAAAAAGCAAATTTAGAAGATTTAATACAGCGTGAATCAAGAGATGTAATATTAACATATTTATATTTTTATTATGCTAATTTAACAAATGCAAAATTTACAAATAATACTTTTTACCATAATAGTGTTCATTTTTCTGATTTTAAAAAATCAATGTATATTCCTTCTTTTGATTTAAGTGCTGCTGTATTAGATGGTGTTACATTTAATGGTTCAGAGTTGTCAGGGATTTTATTTTCAAATTTATCAATGAGAGGTGCACATTTTGATTTATTTGAAAAAGATTATGAGTCAAAACAAACATCATTAACTGAATGTATTTTTGAAGGTTCTCAAATGGAAGGTTGTACATTTATAGAAGCAAATATAGATAGATCTGATTTTACAGATGCGATATTAACAAATACAACTTTTGAAAATTGTTTTTTACATACAAATATATTTAGAAATGCAAATTTGGAGAATGTGAAATTATTAAATTGTGAACTTGAAATTATTGATTTTGTAGGAGCAAATTTAAGAGGAGTAGATTTTTCAAAGTCAACTTTTAAAAAAGTAGATTTTACGAATGCTGATTTAACTGGTGCAATAGTAGAAAATGCGGTATTTAAAGAAATCGTTTTAAATGGTACAGTTATAGATGGTGTTGATTTCAGTAAAGCTAAAAAAATCGAAAATATTCAATTGGATATTAGACCTCTTATACCTGAGGCGTCTACAAATATATTTGTAGAACAAGGAAATGTTGAACAAAATGAAGAACGTATTGCGTATCAAATTCATGATTATTTTGATAAAATGAATATAAAATTAGATAAGATAGTTGATGGAATAAAAGTCATTGTAGGGAAAGATGATATTGTATATAAAGAAATGCCAAATATAGCAGAATATATTGAAAAAGAAATACTTGATTATTTGAATAATCCTGAATTATATGATGGAACAGAAAGTAAGAAAAATAAAATGATTGAAAAATTGAAATTATTTATGAATGGATTTAAAATATCATCCTCATCAAAAATAGATGAAAATAAAATAATGATGGGAAATGCAATTGATTTTGTAATGTCTCAGCCTTATGATTTTAAAAAATTTTATATTGAAAGTTTTATTGAAGATTGTTCTGAAGCTTATGGAAGTCAGTATGAAGAAAAACATCGAATTAGTTGTGTAAAAGGGATCATGGAACGTATATTTTTAGTATTATTAAATACGATTTCAATTCATAAATGCAATCATAAAAGTGAAGAATTATGTGATGAAATTAAAAGAATGTCTGAGAAAAAATTTGGACAAGAAGATTTAAATAAACTAACACAAGAATGGTTAGAATCAGTAGATTTGGAGAATCCTGAAAATAAACGTAAATATGGAAGTATATTTGAAAATCCTGTTTTTAATAAAAATAAAATTTTTAAAGATAATTATTTGAAATTTGTATATTATTATTTAAATAAAAATGATTTACTAGATGAAAAAACGATAAAAATGGTTAAAGATGAGGCAGATAAATATGAAGAAATGGGAGTTTTTGGAAGATTAGAATTTGGAGGTGGTAAAAAACAAAAAAGTAAATCAAAAAAACGTAAAACAATTAAAAAATATAAGAATAAAACAGCAGATAAACAAGGACGTAAACAATCAAATAAAACAGCACATAAAACAGCACATAAAAAACGCAAAACAAAGTGTAAAAAAGTAATAAATAAAAATAAATCAAAAAAACATTTTACAAGACGTAAATAATTTTTATAAATATTTTTCTTATGATAAAATTTATTTGTATATTTTTTATCATATTATAAGTTCAACGTATTCAAAAATCGATAGTTAGTATTCAAATACTTATTTATCCGAATTTACTGAAATCAGCCATAAAAGGTAAAGGAAGATTACCTGTATTACCTAGGGAACTGTATGAGGGGACTTTTTTGCATTCAAATTGTGGCTCAGGGCATCTAGCACAAGGAGGGCATGGAGGGCATTTCTTTTCACTATTACAAGATCCGCTACATTCTACAGTAGGACAAGCAGGGCACACAGGGGGGACAATCTCCGATTTTAAAATATATAAATCTTCTTGTCCCTTTGGAATTTGAGAACGAGGAATTCCTTGAGAATTATCATTATTGTAATTATTATCATTATCGTTATCGTTATCATTAAACATTGCTCCATTCATTTTACCTTGTTTTACAGAGTGTTTATATTTGTATAAATGATTGTTTCCATTGTATGCTTTACTATAGTCATGATATTTTTCATTTGTTTGATTACTATCATTATTATAATCATTATTATAATTGTCCCAATGTTTTCTATCACGAAATCTATCATGTTTTCTTTTAAAAAAAGTTGAATTATCATTATTATTTGATGAATCTTGAGAATCACCAATTGTAACTGATTCTATATTTGCATTGTATCCATCAGGACCTGTATATGTTGCATATGTTACATTTTCAACTGCTCCGTTTTGAAGATTTTGGTTATTATTCTCGTATCCTTCCATATAAGACTTGCCTAAAGAACAACATACAATTAGAGTAAATAATATAATAAGAAATATATGAAATTTATTTAACTTCATTTTAATATTGATGTATAAATTATATATGGAAAAAAGTTTATAAAATAATTGAAATGCGAAATTAAAAATTATTAATTACAAATATTAAATTAAATATGGAAGTTCAAGAATTAGATTTGAAAGAACAAATTGTAAATAATGATAAAATAAAAAAAACAAAATCTGAACCGAAAATAAAACGTGAACCTAAAAAAATTGAAATACTAAAATCATGTTATTTGGATACATTAAATAATGATGAAAAATTAAATAAATATGAAATAGGTGTAGATGAAGCAGGCAGAGGTCCAATGTTTGGACGTATATATACTGCTGCAGTTATATTACCTAAAACAACAGATCCGAATATATTTGATCATTCAAAAATAAAAGATAGTAAACGTTTTCATTCTGAAAAAAAGATTCAAGAAGTTGCTGAATATATTAAAAAAAATGCAATTGCATGGAGTGTAAAATATGAAGAACATAGTGTTATTGATAAAATAAATATAAGACAAGCAACCCTAGGATGTATGCAAAAAGCAATTCGTGAAGTGATGGAAAATATGAAAACAAATGATAAGGAAGCTGAATTTCATCTATTAATTGATGGAAATGATTTTATTCCAATGTCAACCGTTAATAAAGATTATAAGTTAATACCGATACCACATGTATGCATTGAAGGAGGTGACAATAAATTTTCACCAATAGGTGCAGCTTCAATATTAGCTAAAGTATTTCGTGATAATTATATATTAGAATTATGTAAAGAAAATCCTGAATTAAATGAAAAATATGATATTGGAAATAATAAAGGATATGGTACTAAAAAACATATGGATGGTATTCAAAAATATGGTATTAGTGAATGGCATCGTAAAAGTTATGGACTATGTAAGAATTATTAAATCTGTAAGGAAAGGATGTAAAAATATTGAAATTATATACTGAATATGATTTCAATACTTGTAATGATATAATAAAACCAAAAATATTATAATATTTTTTATATTATTATTTAGTGAATAGGAGGTATCATATGATGTAATAAATCTTCTGAATCACATAATTTCAATTCTTTACAACCATCATTTACTAAATAATTTCCAAGCATTTCAAGTAAAGCAGGTGCTTCTTTTTGAGCAGCTTCCATGCAAAGATTTTGAATTGATGCAGGAAGAACTTTGCAAACATTTTCAATTCCTTCAGTGGCAATTTCAATAACTTTTGGATTTTGTAATAAAGTGGAATTAACTGTATCAACTACAAATGTACATAATTCACATAAACCACCACCTTCATTCATAATTTCTTTTATAGTTTCATTAGATTGAATACTTTTATTATCAAAATGATAACCAAATACTAATATCATATCACTATCATTGCGAATAGAAGAGTTAGAAGGAATAGAGGATACAGAAGATACCGAGGATACAGAGGATACTTGAACCTTATCTTCAGGTGTATTTAAAACAATACCATTAATGAAGCAAAGATTCATTAAAAGAAATAAAGTAGCACTAGTTTTCATTGTTATTATAACATATTATGATAAAATATTTTTATATACTTTGTTATACAAAAAATAAATGATTATTTATTATTTATAATTGAAATCATAAATGATTATAAAACTTATATAAAAATAAAAATATAATATTAATAATTATATTTTCTTAACTATTTATTTTATAAAAAAATGAAAATAGTAGTATTTGATACAGAAACAAGTGGATTACCATCAGAAAGGAATGCATCTATATATGAAACCCAAAAGTGGCCATATATTTTACAACTTAGTTTTATAATTTATGATACTGATACTAATGAAATTGAAAAAGAATATAATAAATATGTAAAAATAAACAGAAATTTGGTTATAATAAATGAAGAAGCATCAAAAGTTCATGGAATTACTTATGATAAATTAGAAAAAGAAGGAATAGATATAAAGCATGTTCTAACTGATTTTAATAATGCTTTAATTGAAACCGATATATGTGTTGCTCATAATATAACATTTGATAAATTGTTAATATTAGTAGAGGCAATTAGAAATAATATAAGATTTAATTTTAAAGGTCAATATTGTACAATGATGAATGGGAAAGAAGTTTGTAAAATTGAAAGAATATCACCTGAAGGGAAAACATATTATAAATCTCCAAAGCTCATTGAATTATATACGCATTTATTTAATGAAGAACCTAAAAATTTGCATGATTCAATGGCAGATATTTTATTATGTTTAAAATGTTATTGTAAAATGGTATTTAATAATGATTTGTCATTAACTAGTAGACATTTTCGTTCCTTATATAGAGGTAATTGTAGTTGATAAAGTTGTAATAAAAATAAATTATAATATTTACAATAATTTATTTTTATGTATGTTTTTTATTTACATTTTCATTTACGTTTTTATTTACGTTTTCTATAATGTTTACGTTTAGATGTTTTACGTATTTTTTTTGCACCACCATAACCTGTAATTTCGTATCCTAAATTAGATTCTACTAATTGTGATTCTAAACTTTGTCTTACAATAGGATCAAGATTTTTATAATCTTCATCACTCATTCCAAATTTATAAGCTTGACTTTGGGTTTGTAATTGTTGTGGTTGGTTTTCATCTTCTTCAACATTAGAAGTAGAACATTTCTTGGCTTTATTATTATGAAATAAAATACGTTTTTCAAAATCTTCAATATATGCATCTGTTCCTTCACCGCGTTTTTGTTTACATTCTTGTAATTGTTCTTTTGCCGCAGGTGTTAATTCAACTTCTCTGCAATCATATTCACCATATTTATTATTTAATACTTTATTTATTCTATTTTCAATCATATCACAATTGCTAAAACCTAACTTTTTATAGCCAAAAGTACTATGAATAATTTTCTTTTCACCACCTGACATTTTTCTAGAATAATTTTTCTTTGAATTTTTTCTATGATGTTTACGCATTGTTTTTCCAAGTTTACGACGTTGTGTATACTTTTTTCTATAATGACGAGTCATTTTTATTATATATATTATACTTATAAAAAATATATTATACTTATAAAAAATATATTATACTTATAAAAAATATATTATACTTATAAAAATATATTATACTTATAAAAATGTAATATTTATAAAAATAAAATTTATTATTATGCAGAACAAGATTCACAAATATAATCATTTTCATGAATATTTTCATTATTATTTAATTCATTTTCAGGGTTTTTATCAGGTTCAATTGTAAATTGTTGAGCCTGGTGTTTTGCTTTTCTACGTAAATAATAAATTCCTGTCTTTAGTCCTTTATTCCATCCATAAAAATGCATAGAAGTCAAAGAGTTATAATTTGGTTCTTCCATCCATAAATTTAAACTTTGACTTTGACAAATAAATGCACCTCTATCAGAAGACATATCAATAATATGTTTCATAGGAATTTCCCAAACAGTTTTATATTTATTTCTCATATTATCTGATAACATTGTAAGATGTTGAACACTTCCTTTGTTCGCAATAATATTATTTTTCATTTTTTCATTCCATAATCCAAGGTCAATTAAATCTTTCATTAAATACTTATTTATCATAACAAATTCACCAGCAAGAGTACGACGCATATAAATATTACTAGTAATAGGTTCAAAACATTCATTATTACCTAAAATTTGAGAAGTACTTGCTGTTGGCATAGGTGCAACTAGTAATGAATTTCGCAAACCATATTTTACAATTGATTCTTTTAATTTATCCCAATCATATAATCCTGAAGATGGTTTAATATTCCACATATCAAATTGTAAAATTCCCTTTGAAGCTGGAGAACCAATAAAACTACTATATGCTCCAACCTGAGAAGTTTTCCATAACCAATCATATTCATTTTGTGTAATAATTATAGAATTGTTTGATGAATACAAAAGAGAATTTGAACTCACATCTACATTTAAATTATTATATAATCTAATATTCTTTTCATTTCCATTTTCAATTTCATTCATAATTATTTCATATCTTTCTTTCGCAATATTATTAGATTCTGTAAGAGAAGCATGATAAATAGTTTCAAATATATTTTTATTTAATTCAATCGCTAAATCACTATGAAAAGCAATATCCATTAAGAAAAAAACATCTGCTAATCCTTGTACACCAATTCCAATTGGACGATGCAATAAATTACTACGTTTGGTTTTTTCTGTTGGATAAAAATTAATATCAATAACACGATTTAAATTTCTAGTAACTACTCTTGTAACTTTATGTAATTCTTCATAATTAAATGTTTTTGTCTTTTCATCAACAAACTTATTTAATGCAATACTCGCCAAATTACAAACAGCAGTTTCTTTATCATCTGAAAATTCCATAATTTCAGTACATAAATTACTTGATTTAATTATTCCAAGATTTTTCTGATTTGATTTTTTATTTGCAGCATCTTTATAACATAGGTATGGCGTACCTGTTTCCATTTGACTATCTAATATTTTAAACCATAAATCACGAGCCTTAATTTTCTTTTTATATAATTCTTTCTTTTCATATTTATTATATAAATTTTCAAAATCCTCACCATATACATCTGATAATCCTGGACATTCATCAGGACAAAATAAACACCAATCCTCACCTGCTTTTATTTTTTTCATAAATAAATCAGGAATCCATAAGGCATAAAATAAATCACGAGCTTTCATTTCTTCATCACCTTGATTACGTTTTAATTCAAGGAATTCTTGAATATCAGAATGCCATGGTTCTAAATAAATAGCAAAACTTCCATTTCTTCTACCTCCTTGATTAATATAACGAGCAGTATTATTAAAAACACGAAGCATTGGAATTATACCTGTAGATTCTCCGTTTGTTCCACGAATAAGAGAACCTGCTCCTCTAATATTATGAATATGAAGACCAATGCCTCCTGCCCATTTTGAAATTCTAGCACAATCTTTTAAGGTATCAAAAATACCATCTAGACTATCACTTTCCATAGAAATTAAATAACATGAACTTAATTGAGGGCGAGGAGTGCCTGCATTAAATAATGTTGGAGTAGCATGAGTAAAATATTTTTGAGACATTAAATCATATGTTTGTTTTATTCTTTCTAGGATTTCTTTATTTTTATTTTCATCAGTAATATTTGGTTCAGCGTGAATACCAATTGCCACACGTAACCACATATATTGCGGACGTTCTACAACAATTCCATTTATTTTCATTAAATATGATTTTTCAAGAGTTTTAAAACCAAAATAATCAAATAAATAATCTGATTTATCATTAATAAAGGATTCTAATATTTCGCGATTTTTATAAATAAATTCCCATATATATTTTGCAATTAGTGGTGTTTTTATTCCATTGTTATCATAAAAATCATATAGTCTCTGCATTACATAAAAAAATGAATCATCGGTATTTTTATGATGGTTAGATATAATAATAGAATTTGCAAGAGTTCCATAATCAGGATGTTGGGTTGATAATGATGCACATTGTTCTGCGGTTAATTCATCAATTTTTGTTGTTGGAATACCATCATATAATTGATCAATAACTTTCATTGTTAATGATGAATAATTAATAGATAAATTTTCAGATATTCCAATTTTTTTAATTCTTGTCATTATTTTATCAAAGTGAATATCTTGATATGTACCATCCCTTTTCAAAACTCGCATTTCATGTTGTTCCATTTTATATAAAAAAATCTATTATTTTAATTAAAATTATTTGTTTAATATTTTTAATTAAAGTATTTATTATATACTTTTACATCCTTGAAATATTCAATGTCAACATATTTACCCTAGGTAATAAAAAATTATTATGTATATAGTTTACTTATTTATGTAGTTTACTTATTTATGTAGTTACTTATGTTTTCTAGTTATATTTTTTCTTTTTTTATTATTTTTTTTAGAAAGCATTTTTTTATGAAAATATTTAGATTTTGATTTTTTATTAGTATTTTTAGATTTTCCTCCTTTATGAATATTTAAATGTGTTTCAAGTATATTTCTTGCATCAATAATTTTTTTCATCATTTCTTCAGCTGTTTTATCATTTAAATTTTTATCAGGATGATACTGCAATGATAATTTTTTAAATTGTTTTTTTACATCATTCCAGGTTGCATTATTAGGAAGTTCTAAAATTTCATATGCATTTTTAATAATATCATCAGATTTAAATAACATGGAAGGCGATCTTCTACTTTGTCTACGTTGTTGATATTCTCTATGTTGTTCTCTACGACGTTGTTCTTCTCTTTCAGCTTCTTCTTTACGACGCTGTTGTTCTCTTTGTTGTTCTCTTTGTTCTTGTTCTCTTTGTGCTTGAGCTCTACGTACATCTTCTTCGTATTGTTTTTTGCGACGTAATTCTTCTTCACGCATTCTTCGTAGGCGTTCTTGTCTAAGAGTATCACTTTGTTGTTTTCTAATTTCTTCTTCTTTATTTTTTCTTGCACTTTCTTCATGAATTTGCATACTTTCTTCTTGAAATAAATTGATTAATGCAGATGGTACAAAAATTCTACGTGCAATACTATCAAATTCATTTTCAAATTCATTTAATTCATTTTTAAATTCATCAATTGTATGTTCATCATCAGTAACTCTTTTTTTTAATGGTAATAAAAATTCGTTATTACGAATTAAAATAGTATTTATTTCTTCAAGTGATAAAGAAGAAATTATTTTCATTTTTTGTTCTAATTCACTAATTATATTTTTTACACTTCCTATTTCATCTTTATTACCGTAATTTGATTTAATAATTTGTTGAAATTTTTCATATTTAATTAAAAAACCGTTAGGATATTCACTAAACTTTTGATTTAACTCTGAGAAATTATTTTTTATTTTATTAATAAAATGATATTTTAAAATATTAATTTTTGATTGAGATAATCCTTTTTCTTGTGTTTTCAAAAATTGATTAAATTCCATATTAATTAAATTAGCAAATCTAGTTTTATCAGGAGAATTTAGTTTATTTTGAAATTCATATATTTTCAATCTTAATTCATTATTGCTTTTAATATTTGATTCACTTAAATCTTTTATTTCTTTTATTAATTCAGAATTATTTTTAATTAATTCTTGATTTTTAGAAATAATATCTTTATTAAGATATTTATAAGCTTTCGAAGATGCAATTGAAGCAATATTTTTTGCGGTAGATGCAAGTTTTGTAACACCAATATATGCTGATGATGCAATCGAAGAAGCTGTAGATTTTAACGTTTTTGATAATCTAGTTCTTTGAGATTCAGAACGTTTTGATGTCATCATATATTATAAACGTAAAAAATATTATATATAATAATTAAAATATTTTTTTATTATATATGTCAAAACAGGTTAATATAATATTATTTTTAATTTTAGCATTATTAATTCCTCTATTTTATTCATTGGTTCAATATCGTGAATCATTTGTAACTAAAATGCTTAATCCTGATAATTATCCAATTGGTGATAATCAACCATTATTAGTCAATGATTATCCTGTGAAACCAAATGCGAATGTAACTAGAGATCAATCATCAACAATATGGAAGGAATATCCTGTATATGCTAACTCATATAAACAAACTACAAATAATAAACGTTATTGGAGTACACCTGATAATGGATTATGTAGTCCAGCCGAATTTTGCGGAGCATTATATAAACCGAAAGAAATAAATCCTGAACCATTGCCACCTATATTACCTCCATATACTAGTAATAATAGAGTAAATTATTATGAAGCCAATGATTGCTACTAAAATAATTACTACTAAAATAATTACTACTAAAATAAGTATTTGAAATCTCCATGAATGTAATGATATGTTATAAAACTAATGAATCCAATGCATACATCAATTAATAAGAATATCCAAGAATTTGGATTTTTATTAATGGCATTAAAAGCAAATAGTCCATACAATAAAGCATGAATTGGGCGTAAATGATTCCACCAAATTTTAGATCCAAATACTTCTGCTCCTGTTTTTCTTGATCCAGTTAAGTATATATATATAAATCCAATAGTAGGTAACAAAGCAAGATAACCTAAATAAGGAAGATATTTGTTATTTATAGTTTTGGCTATATATACAAATAATGAACGCATCCCAATACAACCAATTAAAAATAAAGCAAATCTTTTTTGCATTACATTCATTTATATATTATAAATTATATAAAAAGAATAATAAAATATAAAAATATTTATATAATTTTATTTTTTTTTATTTTTATTTTTATTTTTTTATTTTTACAAATTTTAATGATGAAAATTCAATTCTAAATTTTCAATTTTAATCATACATCCACTTGATAATGGTTTATTATATATAATAGTTTTTTTACTTTTTTTATCATTTACTTTTTCTATTTTTTCTATTTTTTCTATTTTTTCATTATCTGTGCTATTTCCATAATCTGTTGTTTCGGTTTTTATATAAGCTATCAATGGCGATTTATCTTCTGTAATATTATTAGAATTATTAGAATTATTAGAATTATTAGAATTATAAAATATATTATCATTTGGATCATTTGAATCATCTATATCAATTTCTATAGATTCATCATTATTAACATGATTTGGCTCGTCATTCATATCAATATCAATATCCATATTATCATTATCATACATTAAAAGTTTATTTATATTAATCATCAGTTTATTTGAATCATCATTATTATTTTTCTTTTGTTTTTTTCTTGGAGCTCTATGGTCATATCCATTAATTCTTTCTTTTTCAATAATATTCCATACATTTTCAATAATTTTTATTGCATGTTTAAACCATAATTTATTACGTAAAACTAAAACACAACTATATTCATCTAATTTCCAATAAATATTTTTAATCCAAGTTAATGATGAATATTCTTCCATAATATTATCAAACCATGCTTCATATTCTTGCTTAGTAGCATAAATTGGTGAATATTGATAAAATGGTTTATTATCTTTAACAAAATATAATATAACACCTTTTAATTCATCGCAAGCAGTAAGATGAAACATATTATTATCATCATTTTTGCAATCTTTTAAAAATTCTTCTTCATTTTCATATTCTTTAAATCGAGTTTCTAAAAAATCACATTCATTTAGATTACATACTTCCATTTGTAATTGCATTTGAATCCAATATTCTTCTTTTGGAATACCAGTAATATCTCTATTAACAATATTTTTAATTTCTAACATGCGGCCATATAAAGGAGAGTCAGGATTAACGTTTATACCGTCAGGTGATGCGCCTAAGAATTGATATTTTGGGTTCGGATGACGTATACAACCGAAATCATCTATTTTTGTATTATTTTTATATTCATAAATAACTACAGATAAATGTTCATATTTTTGACCCCAATGTAGAGGCGAATCTGTATTTACAAATGATGATGTATTAGAAATAGATACATTTAATGGAGCACATTTTTCAAAAACAAGTTGATTAATACATGCATCACTTTTAAATGCCTTCCATGCAGAACTTGCTGTAATTAAATTATAACGATATTCATACCATTCATCAGTTCTTTGAGGAGGTTGTGGAATAGATTTAATAAATTCTATTTTATTTTTTATTTTTTCTTTATTTGGTAATTTTCGAATAAATGTATTTTTAAATGAACGTTTTGGTATATTTGTTTCAAAATACAGTTTCATTGCACATGTTACAACTAATTCAAGTTGTTCTTCAATAATTTCATTATAGTTATAAGAACACCCTAATTCAGGATCAAATAATAATTCTAAATTTTGTAAAACAAATTCTTTAATTTCATCATCATAATTTGGTTTACTAAATACTAGAGGATTTTCATTTATATATTCGTCCAATAAATGATATGATGTTTCTAATAATTCTTCCATTTCATTTTCATTTAATTCATCATGATTTATTTCATCATCTTCATCATCAGAATTTTCATCATCACATGAATTTTCATTATCACCTAAATTTTCATAATCTGTTGTTTTTTCACAATCTGTTATTTCTTCAACATTATTATCATTCAATTGATGTAGTAAAGTTATATGATCATTTAAAATATTATTATTTATTTTTTCTAATATTTCTAATGTAAGTTCATCTTTTGGTATTTTTATAATAGGAGTATTGCTAGTATATATACTTCCACAGCAACCTTTATAATAATATTTATTGTTAATATAATGTTGCATTGTTATATAAATTTATAAATTTTATATGTATTATATTATATCTTATTGAATGTTTTATATCAATTTTATTTTTATAATAATATAAAATATTATTCTTCTTTATCACTATTATTCCCTTTATCCGTATTATTGCTTTTATCTGATTTTTTGTTTTCCTTTGACTTATTATCTCGACTTTTATTATCTCGTGATTTATTATCTTTTGTTGTTTTATTGCGTTTTGGAGCGAGAGATTTCAATGTAGATTGACGTTTATCATTTCTTTTTAATGTAAATTTTCGCTGAGTAGTATTAAATAATAAACATGGAATCGATTTAATATTTCCAGTAGCTTTATCATATACTACATCTTTTGATTTTAATAATTTTTTATGGTCCAAACTAGTTGTAAGGAAAGTCAATAAATTTTTATTTTCTTTGGCATTTAAATTATGTTCTTTTGAATATAATTCAACAAATTTTTTTAATTTTTGTAATTTTAATGTTTTATCTAGCTTATTCCAGTGTTCCTCTTTATTTAATTGTTTTTCTTTTTCTAAGTATTCATCAATATTGGATATATTTGTCTCATGTAGTTCATTTGTAATATTATTAAAATTACCATTTAAAAGCATAGATTTATATTTTATGTTTTCAAGTTCAACACATCCTTTATTGTTCATAGTATATATTATATAAAGAGTAAAGTTTAACTTATTTTATAAAGTATTATAAATATTATATTGTATTTATTATATTATGTCATCTAAAATTATAGATATTAAAGGTAAGCGAAATCAAGATAAAATAAGTAGTATTGAAAACCCTGATTTTATATCAGAACGTGCTTCGATTAAAAAATGGGATAAAAAAATAATAGATGAATATGAAACGCACATAAAGCAAATTGAAATAGTGAATCGATTATATTTAGATGATATGAAATTTATTCATCGTGATTTATTTTTAAAAGAAATTAATAAAAAAATAGATGGTTATAAAAGGCAAGATATTGATAAGTCATGTTATGATGAGAATTTTTTTATTGATTTAGAAACAGTACTTGCAAAGTTAACTGAATCAAAATTAAAATGTCATTATTGTAAAACATGTTGTTATTTATTATATTCAGAAGTATTATCAAGAAATCAATGGACGCTTGATAGAATAGATAATGATTATGGTCATAATAAAAATAATGTTGTTATATCTTGTTTAGATTGTAATGTTCGTAGAAAAACAATGGATTTTGAAAGATTTAAAATGGGGAAACAACTACGATTTATTAAAAAAGAATAATTGTAAATTCGAAATAAAAGTATTTAAAATGAAATTTTCTATACTATACAATACAATACGAATTAAATGAGTAACAATACAATTAATTATACAACTCAAAATAATCTATTATTAAACAATTTATTAAAATTTTATGAAGAAGATGATAATATGGATTATATGCTTAAAATTATAAATGGAGAATCTAAAACATCACTACGTATTATAGATTGGTTTGCTACTAATTATGCAAAAAAATATTATACAGTTTATAGTATTGGTGAACGTAGATTTAAGGTATATGTCGATTATAAATTAAAATTAAAGGCTTATTCAAAGAAAAGATTTGATCCTTTTTGTAGGTGGGAACGTATTACAATTCCTTATAAAGATGGTAAATTTATTCAAACAACAATTGGTCAATTGAATTTTTTCAAATGGGCTCTTGAAAATGATGTAATAAAATATATAGAAGATAATTATGTTGCGATAGAGAAAGATATGAATAATAGAAATAGTACATCAAAATTAAAAAGTCTAGGTGAAGATAATAATAAAACAAGAAAAAAGCGTGAGGAATTATCTGTTTCAGCAATAAAAAGTATTAAGAAAGAAAAGGTTGAAATTGTAGTTAATTTTAACTGAAATTAGGACAACAATATGTATATAAAAATAATTATATGTAATAAAAATAATTATATGTATATAAAAATAATTATATGTAATAAAAATAATTATATGTATATAAAAATAATTATATGTAATAAAAATATTTAATAATAATTTTTATGTTTATATAAACGTAAAAAAATTATTATTATTATAAAAATTCTTAATAGGAAACAAGAAACAAGGTTTGAGGATGGGAAATTCAAATTCTGTCCAAAAAATAAATTGTGAAGATATGCAAACAATATGTAAAGAACCTGATAAATATATTTTAATAAATACACTTGAAGCAAATATGCAGAAATGTTTAATAAAAAATACAATAAATATTAATGATGAAGAGATGATTATAAATAGTTTAATAAAAAATAGTAAAAATATACCGATTGTAATTTATGGTAAAAATTCCAATGATGAAAATATGTATAAAAAATATGAACAATTATTTGGATTAGGTTTTACTAATCTATATGTATATGTAGGAGGTATGTTTGAATGGCTTTTATTACAAGATATTTATGGGAAAGAGTTATTTCCAACGACAAAACAAGAGTTGGATATTTTAAAATATAAATCAAAAAGATTATTAAATATTAAATATTTAACTAATTAAATTAAATTAAATTAAATTATTACTTATAATGAATCAATAAAATCCTCAATCTTTTTTAAGTTTTCATTCAAAATAGTGGGATTATTTTCACTATCTTGATTTCCATCAATAATAAGTTTTTTACATATTTCATTTTCAATCCATTCATCATGATATTTATTGCATAATGATATATAATCAAATGGAATATTTTCGCCTTCTCTTGCACGTTTTTTAATTCGTTCCATACATGTTTCAGGCGTTGCTTTAATATAAATTAAACCTTTAATTGGAACATCATCTAAAAATTCATTATACCATTTATTATAAATTGTATATTCATCTTCTTCAATATCACCTGAATCATAAAGCATTTTCGCAAATACATTTCTATCAGTAGCAACACATCTTTCGGTAATAATTATATCATATTTATTTGACTTAACTGCTTCTCTTAATAACTTTAATCTAGATATATATGCCATCATTTGAAACCTAAATGCAAATTTTTTTGTATCTTTGTATAAATTTGTAAGAATAGGTACTCCATTTTTATCAACAATAGAATGCCATTCATCAACAGGTTCTTGTAAAAAGCATATACGTTTAGAATTTTGTAACGTATATTCATTCATAAAATACTTTTTTAAATGAGAAACTTTTGTTGATTTACCTGATCCAATATTACCATCAATGCTAACAATGATAGGAATATTGGATTGAAATTGTGAATATTCTTGTAAACTCATTATTAAATTTGTTGAGTAATTGTTATAATTATATATTTTTATATTTTCATATCAATTATTTTTTAAATATAATAATAATTTTTGAATACTAATATTGTAAAAATTATTATTATGTAACCTTGATTTATAATTATGTAACCTTGATTTACAAATATCAAATATGAAATATATATTATATAAACTAATTAGAGATAATATGATAACCTTTAATTAGCATTGGATTCTTTAAAAAGGATTAAAAATATGGATACAGAAATAAATATGGATACAGAAATAAAAAAATTATCTATTAATTCTAATAATAATTCTCCTGTATCATCACCAAAGTCAAGTGATTTAAATAATAATGGTGACAATTATGAAATAGATTGTGATATTGATTGTGATGTTGATGATTTAGAATTAAGTCAAAGTAAATTATCAAAGTCAGAATGGAATAATGTTGAAATTCCTGAAAATGATAAAGAAATTGAAATATTAGAATTAATTAAAAAAGGATATCATGATGTAAATATAAAATATAATAATACAAAATCAATTGGAAGTATTTTAAAAATTACATATTCTCCTGAATTAATGTTATTTTTATTTGAAAAATATTTTAAAACAGAAATAGATAACGAAATTATTATTAAACATAAATTTAATTATGATTATGAAACAGGAAAAGCGAGGTCAAAAAAAAGAGATGAAAAAGAAAAAAGAGATGAAAAAGAAAAAAGAGAGAAGAAAGAGAAGAAAGAGAAGAAAGAAATTAAAATAAAAAAAACAGATGAAATAAGGATTGCAAATACAACATTTCAGATAACTAGAAATAATGTATATGAATATATTTTGATTGACATTATAAAAAATTTGGTAAATAATTATGTTGAAGATAATACAAAATGGATGTATTATTATTATTCATTAAAAATTATGTTAAATAATGATATTGAAGATTTGAATATATATATTGTAAAATTAGTAGATTATATAATAAATTATTTTGAAGAAGAATTAAATATTGAAGAATTTTTAGAAAATGCATATGAATATATTGAAAAAAATGAATATTTATTTAAATACCGTGATGAAAAATTATATGAACATCAAAAACAAATATTCACAATATGTAAAAAGCCTCAATCAAAATTAATATTATATATTGCTCCAACAGGTACAGGAAAAACATTAACACCGATTGGATTATCAGAAAAACATAGAGTCATTTTTGTTTGTGCTGCTCGACATGTTGGATTAGCTCTTGCAAAAGCAGCGATTAGTTCAAGAAAGAAAATTGCTTTTGCATTCGGATGTAATAGTGTTGATAATATAAGATTACATTATTATGCAGTGAAAGAAGCTATTAGAGATAAAAATGGACGTATTAGAAAAGTTGATAATAGTATTGGTGATGAAGTTGAAATCATGATTTGTGATATAAAATCATATATTCATGCTATGTATTATATGAAAGCTTTTAATGATGTAAAAGATATAATATTATATTGGGATGAACCTACAATTACAATGGATTATGATAATCATGAATTTCATAATATTATTAAAAGAAATTGGACATTAAATGAAATACCGAATGTTATTTTTTCATCTGCAACTTTACCGCATTATAATGAATTGACGAATACAATAAACGATTTTAAAATTAAATTTCCTGATGCAAGTATTGAAAGTATAGTAAGTCATGATTGTTCAAAATCAATTCCTATTGTAAATAAAGATGGTTATATTGATTTACCTCATTTTTTATTTAAAAGTTATGATGATATTTTGATATCAGTAAAACATTGCGAACAATACAAAACATTATTGCGTTATTTTGATTTAAATGAAATTATTAAATTTATTACATATATTAATTCTAATGAATATTACACTTCATCACGTTATAGTATTTCAAGATTTTTTTGTGATATTTCGGATATAACAATGATTAAATTAAAGGAATATTATTTAATATTATTAAAAAATATCAAACCTGAATTATGGGATTCTATTTATAAAAGTATTACATCAAATAGAACGAAAGTATATGATTCTACTATTTATTTTACAACATCAGATGCACATACATTAACAGATGGACCAACGATTTTCCTTACAAATGATGTTGAAAAAATTGCAAAATTTGCTATTCAAAATGCAAAAATCCCTGAACAAGTTATTAAAGAAATAATGAATGTTATTCAACATAATAATTCTCTTACTAAAAAAATTGAAGAATTAGAAAAACAAATTGAAGATATTATACAAAAAAATACATCATCAAATAATGATGATCCTAAAAAGAGGACAAAGAAAGAAGGACGAGCATTAGATATGGATGAAACACGTGAAAAAATGAGAATTCTTGAAGCCCTAAAATATACTGTAAAAAATGTTTCATTAAATGATATATTTATACCGAATAGATTAGAACATATAAAACAATGGACAAATAAAAAATCAATTACAAATGAATTTACTTGTAATGTAGATAATAATTCAGTTGAAAAAATTATGTTATGCCCAGTTGAAAATCATTGGAAAGTATTATTATTGATGGGAATTGGTGCAATTACAAATACAAATGATGTAAAATATAATGAAATTGTAAAAGATTTAGCTCAAAATCAGAAATTATTTTTAATTATAGCTTCATCTGATTATATTTATGGTACTAATTATCAATTTTGTCATGGTTATATAAGTAAAGATTTAGGTAATATTACTCAAGAAAAAGCTATTCAAGCAATGGGACGTGTTGGAAGAAATAAAATACAACAAAGTTATACAATAAGATTTAGAGATGATAATATTATTAGTAAATTATTTATCCCAAGTGAATTTAAACCTGAAGTAGTAAATATGAATCGTTTATTTAATTCACAATAGTAAATATTATTATGCTAATTGTATTATGTTAATTGTATTATGCTAATTTTATGATTACATTCTTGGTAATTTATTATCTGTAATAAAAAATATTGATTAACTAATATTTTTTATTAGATTTTTATTAGATTTTTTATTAGATTTTTGATTGGATTTTTGATTAGATTTTTGATTAGATTTTTATTTGGTATATTATGTCTTTTCTATTTATTATAATGAATTAATAACATTAATCATATCATTAAGATATTTAGAATTTAAATCTTCAAACTTAATATCCTTTGTAATACATTTACTATAATTTTTATAAGTTTTCTCTTCTTTAAAATAATCATAAGTTAAGTTATATTCTCTTAATTTAAAGAAATCATAAAAGTAATTTATTACTTCAATATGTTTATAAATTAAACGATTTAATTCTGAATTTCTAATAATAAATTCTGCATTATGCATTATAATTGCATTAATAAGCAAATCAGATATTGTAGTTGTTATTTCGTCTAATAAATGTCGAAAATGAATCATTTGTTCCAAAGAGTTATAAGTATATTTTGTTAAATTTTGTTTTACATATTTGAAAATTACACTATAGGTATTTTGTAAATATTTAATCCAAAATATAAATATATCTTTATTTTGAAAAATGTACCTTTCTGATCTTCTAATAGAAGGAGTACTTTTTGTATTATTTCTATTTTTATCTAAACTTGTAATAATATAATTATTAATAGTATTAATAATATCATCATTATTTTTACCATTAATTACATTTTTTTGTGAATTATTATTACTATCAATTATTTCGATATTAAATGAAATCGATTCTTCTGATGATGAAGACAAATCTTCAAATAAGTTTTCCATTATTTACTTTATATTAATAAATATTATTTATATTATAGTTTCAATTTTATAAAAAATATTAGATATAATAATTATATTTTTATATCTAAAAATATTAATTATGTCATTTTTAATTAATCTTATTTCTTTTACTAGTGGAGGATTAATTAAATTATATGATGACTTAGAAGATAATTTTAAAATTAATAATAATGCTTTATTAATCGAAATGTTAAAAGTAACAATAATAGGATTATCTACATTATGGTTTTATAATGACTCATTTAGTGCAATTATTTTTTTATTTGGATTACTTCCATCCATTATTTATAATAATTCTTTAAATACAAATTTTTTATTAGCATTTATAAGTGTTCCTATATTATGTATTTTGTTTAATTCATATCATTTATTTACTTCTAAAACAAATTACCCTCTTTTAATATGTGGCGGTATAAGTATCTTTTTATTTAATTTATTCTCATTTTTAGAACATAATATTTTTAAAGAAGAAAAAAGTAAAATAAAACTTGCCTTTAGAATTGCATTTTTACTTTTTAATATTATTGTAATTTTTTTATTACGTAATTTATCAATTATAAGATTATTTATGGCATTAATATGGTGCCAAATTGGATATTTATTTTCTAATATATTATTTCAACTTTTTATTTTACAATAAAAATGAGAAAATCATAAATAAGTATTTGAAGTTATAATTATCATAATTTCGTTATTTTATATATTATTTAATTTCTACTATACAACAAAGTAATAAAAGTAATAATAATGATCATTAAAAATATAGCTGCTTTAATAGTTGGAATTATAACAAAATTATATGATGACTTAACTGATTCAGATGAATTAAAAATATCTGAAAATACATTTTTTATAGAATTATTAAAAGTATTACAAGTTTCAACTGTTACTATATGGTTTTATAATGATCATTTTAATGCAGTTTTAGCAACAATGGCACTATTATCAGCATTTTTTGTAGGGGAAATTGATACAAACTTTTGGTTAGCATGTACTGCTGTACCCTTTCTTTTTTCATCATTCCTTATACCATTTTTATTATTTTTTGTTGATTTTAAAACCATCATGAATCATTTGAATTATAAATTTATTCACGATTCACTTCATGGTATTATTATTGTTTCTTCAAATGTATATTTAGAAAAAAAATATTATCCTGAAGATTCAAGTGAAAAAAAATATAAATGGCGTTTTTTAATTATGTTATGGTACATTATTATTGTAACTTTTTTTAAAGATATGGATCTCATTATTAATTTTATTCCTATTATGTATTTTAATATTGGTTACCTTGCAATGAGCGTATTTTTTCAAACCTTCCTTGGAAAATATCTAAAAAATATTATTACTTACTATAATAAGGGTAAAAAAAATGAAGAAAATAATCAAAATAAAGAAGCTCATATTGACAAGATTATTCAACAGTAAATAAGTATTTTAACTCATAATATCATAAAAAGTATCATTACTATTTATGATAATTATTCTATATTTATGGTTCTAACCGGACTCGAACCGGTGTTTTTGGATTCAAAGTCCAACGTGCTTACCACTACACTATAGAACCTTTATATATTGGTTTATTACCAACAAATATACTAAAATTATCTCTTTAAATTGTTTTTTTTTATAATTTAATTTTTATAAACCTCCTCTTAATCGTAATACAAGATGAAGTGTTGATTCCTTTTGTATATTGTAATCTGCTAACGTACGACCATCTTCGAGCTGCTTTCCAGCAAAAATTAATCTTTGTTGATCAGGAGGAATTCCTTCCTTATCTTGAATTTTTGCCTTAACTGCATCAATTGTATCACTTGTTTCAACTTCAAGTGTAATTGTTTTACCAGTCAATGTCTTAACAAATATTTGCATAAGTATCTTACTATGATAAGATAAAATATTTTTATATTTATTTTTATATTTATTATTTATTATTTATTATTTATTATTTATTGTATAATCCTAGCCCTCCCATAAATAATTATTTTTTTTACACTATATATTATATATGGATTACACAATAAAAACATTTTTTTTCATTTTACTTGCTTTATTTGTATTAGATGTAGCATCTTCAGGCAGTTTTACAGATAATATTACATTTAATACAATTCATTTTGTATTATTTGCAATTAAAGAAATTTTATTTAGTATTAGATATACAGCATAAAGTAATATTCATTTTTATGTATTGTAACATATCAAAATATCAAAATATATAAATATTTTTATTTATTATTATATAATTATCCAATAATTTTTTCTTACATATTTAATAATTAAAAAATTGATAATAAAAAATAAGTTACAATGGATTATAAAAATGGAAATAGAAATAATTAATCATATAATTTCATTAGACAAAACACCAAAAAATTGTTTAAAATTATTAAAAAATATATTAATAGAAACAATAGAATCATTTTCAAATTTACAAAAAAATCAAGATTTTGAATCTAAGTATAATCAGTTAATTAATATAATTTATAAAAATATATTAATTATAAATATCTATTTAGAATTATTATTGACAAATGATGAAAATATAGCACATCAAAATATTTATGAAGAATCCTTTAACACCATTAATCCCAGCAAATTTTTAAATACATTAGATTTTGAAAAAACTAAAAATAATATATACAAAATAAATAGATTAACAGAAATAATTAAAATTAAAAAAAAATATGATAATAAGGATGTAATTGAGATTGAAAAATATATTAATGAGGATATTAATCAGAGTGAAGAAAGTAGAAATCGTTATATAAATGATTTTATTATTCAGCAATTTATGAAAGTTTGCATTATCAATGAAAATATTAAAAAAATTATAATTTGATGACATATTTTATTATCATAATTCATTTTATTATTACAAAATTTTATTTATTTTATTTTTTATTTTATAAAATCTCGTACATCTTATGAAATATTTACACCCTTGGTAATTTTATTCATAATTTTTCTTTTGAAATAATTCCATTTTATAAATATCTTTCTCTCTTAATTTGATAAAAACATTATCCAATTTTAATAATACATTATTCCCATTTTGAATAAAAGAATGATAAATACCTAATCTAATATCGTCCAATGTTAAATTAGTTATTTCAATACTATTGTTATCATTAAATATATCATTTATTATATCATTTTGAATAACACTATTTATTATTCTTGCCTTTTCTCTATCAGTTTTCTCAACCATTTTTATATTTATTTTTAAATATATTTCTACATATTGCTCACCATCTTGATTTGTTTTTACTATAAAATTACTTGAATCATTCATAATATCAAATTGTATATTATTATTTATATTCAATTTATTATGATTACAATATTTTATTGATTCTTTTACAATTTGTTTAATTTTATTTTCAAATGTTTTATCTTTTGTATAAATAACATTTATAATATTATATTTATGATTATTTACTGAAAATCTATCAGTGACAATATGTGGATAATAATCAAATACTACATATAATGGCTTATTAGTATACAATTTATTATTATTATCTTCTTTATTTGCAAATACACAAATTGCATCATTTATATAACTATTGAATGGATTTGATGATGCTACTCCCATTGTTCCTATATTATATTCTACCAATAATTTTATATTGTTTGATTTTTTTTATTTTCTTCCATAAGAAATAATTCATATTCTTTATCAAGTTTTTCTGACATCTTATTTGCTTCTTGAAGCTTTTCCTGTAGCGTTATTTTATTTGATTTACTTGATGTCCACGATTTTTTTAACATTGGATGTTTTTCAATCTTAAAATATTCACGCTCTTTGGTATGTTTACTATCTATCCATTCACGATAATATACAACATACTTTCTCATCATATTTTGTTCAAGACCTTGTGGAAGCTTTTGCGCACTATGTTTTCTTTGTCTTTTAGGTCTAATATTTAATAAATTATCTTCTTTTTTATTTTCTTGATTATCTTCTTCACAATTGTCTTGTTTATTTTCTTTAATTATAATTATTTTATTATTCATAAATTATAATAAAAAATAATAAAATAAAAATAAAATTATAACATAAAATTATAACATAAAATAAATAATATTTTATAATATAAAAATATGTATAATGCTATTTAATTTAAAGATTGAGCATGTAGTTTTTATTGTTTTTGGTGTTGTTTTTATTTTTTTCATAGGTTGTGCATGTTATCATAAAATGATAAAAAAATAATATTTCCTAGACCTCCCAAAATATTTTATATATTTATATATATAATGAATTCAAATATTTTCAATATAGATAATCCAACAAATAATAAAGGTTATTTTCATGCTGAAATATACATAATAAATAATGATTCAAATATTAGTTCATTCGGTCAGTAAAACAAAATATAATATTTAGATAATATATAATTATATTTTGATGCCTCGTTGGTTAGATACTAGTGCTCATGTTTTGTCTACTGTTGGTGGATTTGTAGGTGGTGCTGTAGGAAATGGTATGGAAGCTGTCGGTGATGGAATTGAAACTGGTGAAGATATTTCTAATCATCAATATGGTGCTGCTGTTTTTCATGGTGCAGAAACATTATTACATGGCACTGAAGCTGTTGTAGATGGAATGGCTGGAGATTGGATTTTTTAATATGAAAAATGAAGAAAATGAAAAATGAAAAATGAAAAATGAATATATATAATATATAATTAAAAACATTATATATTATATAATGCCAATAACAACTCGATCAAAACGTGATCCAATTAAAGATTTTATACCAATATCTAAATATAACAGTTTAACACTTAAAACACTTAATAAAAAAAATAAATATATCATTAATAATCAATGCTTACAAATAGGTGATAAATATTATTTAGTTCAAATTGATCCTTATTATAATATGTTATTACATGATATAAATCCTATACTAGAAAATCCAGTTGAATTTGATGATGGTATTTATATGTATGCTATTTTATCATTAGATGGAAGTTTACCAATTTTATATGCAATAAAAGTATTAAGTTTATATGAATTTGGAACAAAACATCAACAATTAATACAACGTATTGCTTGTAATGAAAGTACTTGTAAAAAATTTCAACTTTATTATGCAGGTGAAATTATGAAAAATAATGATAATCTTACATTTAATTTTTTTTCAGGAACATATAAAATGAAGAAAAAAATTAATAAAAAAGAATTACCGACTGCAGTCATGTTTACAACAAATTTAATTAATAATGTAACAAACAATAAATATAATATACAATTTGTTGATTATCCGTTATTAACAAATGATACTTTACCATTAACATATAGTGATTTGAATAAATTAAAAGAAATTGGCGCTCCTATTATTGAATTTAATAATAAAAATGATTGTACTGACTTTTTTTATTGGTCTAAAAGAGCTGATATAAAAAGTATTATTAGTAATCGTGATCATGATTTATATAGTAAAATAAAAGATACAGAACAAAAATATTTACAAAGTTCAGTTTATTATGGAGGTAAAAAAACAAAAAAAAATAAATATAAAAATAAAAAAACTAGAAAATATAAATAATCGTCGTTAATTTATTATTGTATAAATTATATAAATTGTATAAATTATATAAAAATATTACAAATTAAATAATTTATATAAATATGTATTCAATAAAAAATGAGAAATTATCTAATATTTTATATACACCAACATTAGAAGATTTATTATCAACAAAAGGAGAAGAATGTGATATATTATCTAAATTACATCTAATGAGCCATAAAAAATATAAAAATCAAGAAACATATTATAATATTCCAATTATTACTATATCAGCATTTATAGGATTTATTTCAGCTGTAAATATAAATTTTGAATATGTTCATTTAATATTAGGTGGATTAAGTTTATTTGTAAGTTTATTGAAAAGTTATTTTTCTTATTTGAAAATAAGTCAAAAAAGTGAAAATCATCGTGTAACATATATTCAATATAATCAAATTTCTAATGAAATACGTATTGAATTAGCATTAGAACCATCAATGAGACAACCTGTAACATTTTTATTAAATTTAATAAAAATTAAAATGAAAAATCTAAATGAAGTATCAGATATAATTGATAATGATATAATTGATAAATTTATAAATGAACGTAAAGAATTAGCTGATTATGCAACTATTGGAAAACCTGACATATTATATCTTATTTCTCCAATTAAAAGATTTTCTTTTAAACCAACTAATTTTAACGAAGAAAATGAAGAAGTAGAAAATGAAGAAAATCAAGAAAATAAAGAAAATGAAGAAATTGAAGAGATAAGAGGAACGTGTGTTTAATTATAATTGATTATAATAATATTTAATTTTATATATTATAATGGTATTTATTCAAAATCAATTTCAAAAAGAATCTATTGAGTTTTATTCAAATGATTATGCATACAATCAAATGTATAAAAATGATGTAAAAAATATAGATAAAAATATTTTACGACATTCAAAATATATTGATGAAAAGCTTACACAAACAAATGTTGGTATTAAAAAGAAAAATAATTGAATAAAAATATTTGAATAAAAATAAGTTAATTAATAATAAAATAAAATATAATTATTATATATAATATGTCTTCTCAATATAGTGCTTCTACTTTAGATGTAACAGCTAACTATCATGGTGAATATATACCTTGCCAAATAACAAATATTGCATGGAATGGTGATAATTTTAATGGTTCTATTGATGGTATTTCTATATCAGGAACAGATGTTAATGGATCAATTACTGCTACTGGACATTATTTTGGTAATACAATTACCGCATCAGGAACTGTTACAGGATGGAACTAAAAACTACTCATTACGAAATAAACTATATTTAGATGGTATATATATGTCAATTTCTTCAAGAAAATCCCATAAAATTTGTATTCTTTTTGAATCATAAATTTTATATTCTTCATTATAATTTGGTGACCCCCAATCAGGATAATCTACAAGATTTATAAAATAATCATTTATTATTTTTTGAATTTTATTATAATATACTTGTAACATACTATCACTGCATTTTTTATTATTAACAATCATATTATAATATCGTATAGTTTCATAAATGTATTTACAAAATTTTAACAATGGGTTTATTAATACATTTTTCCAGGTCTCATCTAATGTTGATATTTCTATATTTCTTATACCCTGTTGATTTACATGTTTCGTACAATAACAACCAAATAGTTTATCTTTAATTGGAGGTAAATTTCTTTCTGCAAAATAACATGGATAATTTGTAATTGTTATAAATTCTATTTTGTAATAATTTCTATTTTTATAATTTGGTATAATTTTGAAATTTGACATTTTATTTATAATATTTGATATGTTTGTACTTGATGACATCGATTTACTTTCATAAAAGTATATTCTTATTATTTCAATTTTTAAATTATTAAATAATAATTTATAAAAAATATAATTTATTTATATTTATTTATAATTATTAGTTATTTATAATTATTAGTTATTTATATTTTATTTATTAATATTTAGAATTCATAATGCTTTCTTCGCTTGGGAAATGTTTATCTAATTCTTCTATATATTCATATAATACACGAAATCTATATGAATTATAATATGAATAATCAATCTTAAAATATGTATCATTATAATTTGTCACATGTTCACTAATAATATTTTGTAAAATGTTATAATAAAATTCTATCATACTAGTATTATTTTCATAATATTTTTTTTCAATAAATCTATTAAATCTTATAATGCATGAATATAATTGTATCATAAATTCACGATTTGAATGATCGAAATCATCAGCAATAGTATAAATTTTGTTTATATGACACTCAATAATACCTTTTTTATTTTCGTGATATAAACAATTGCAATTATCTCTACTAGGATGATACCCACTTTTCGCAAAATCACAATTTATATTTCCTATTTTAATATTTGATATCATAAAATCTTTATAAACATTCAAATTATTTAATTGATAACATACATCATCTAATTCCATAATTGATTACAATTTGTAATGAAAATGTACAAAAAATATTATATTTCAATTTTTATTATAATATTTTTATTATTATAATTATTTGAAAACAAAAAGTATTATAATATAAGTAAATGGAAGTACTGGAAATAGCAGAATTATTTGATGATAATGATTTGAAAATAATAAAAAATTTTGAACAAATATATATTACATTAGATGTAAAAATTGGTGAAGAAGGAATAATCAAAAACTTTTTTACAAATAAACATGTTACATTTGATAATTTTCCGAATACACTAAAAGAAATAGGTAAAAAATATAATTGTTATAAAAATATAATAAAATATATTTATGATGTAAATAGTACGTTTATATATAGAATAAAATTAGATAAAACAAGTTTATTTGAAATGTCAGTGTCAATAAAAGAAATACAATAAAATGTAAATATTCCTCTAAAAAAATCAAAAAAATATAAAAAAACTCAAATATACAAGTAAAAATTATAAAATATAAAATATAAATTAAATAATTTTAATTTATATATTTTATTCATATAAATCTTTTTGTAAATATTTTTTTTTAATTTCTTTTTCATCTTCATCTTCATTTTCAAGATGATTGATTTTAAGATTTTCCAATTGAATTTCATTACTATTTGTCTTTCTTTTACTTTTATAATTTCCCATTTTTATATAAATTAAAAATATTATATATTCATTTCAATTTTAATTTATACATATTTTATTTTGCTTCCAATTTCTTTAAAAAATGAACCATTATATTGAATATTTTTTTCTAATGCCTTTGCTAATGTTTTATCACTAATTTTTAATTCTTTAATACATTCATATTTACAAGTAAATTCTCTAATTAAATTATCATGTAAATCATATTGTCCAATACCATTTTTATATAAAAGTGGTTGTCCATATTTTTCTTCAAAATGTAATTTTAATTCTTCATCGCATTCATTGTATAACTTATAATAAAAATTTTTTGAAATAGTATAATTTTTAACAGGATTATCTAATGCAGCTGAAGATTCATAACCATTATAATGAGAAGCTGTTTTTCTATCTAAAAATACATTTACTATTTCAGTTTTATCTTTATTTATTTGAGCGATATAACCTAAATTTTGATTTTTTGTTTGTTTTGTTGGTAAAATATTATGAATAATAGTTGGATCTAAATTTCTATCTACAAATAACCATCGAAAACCACAATAAATTGTATTTTCTATGATTGCTTTATTTAAACTTGGTCTTTTAATATTAGAATTTTCTTTCATTACTTCACATACACTTTCATAGACTTTTACTAATTGTAAATTTTCAGGATTAATCTTTTGAACTCTTGGACCTAGTTGAGGTAATTGTTGATTAAATCCTGTAACAACTTTTGTTTCTTTTTCGTTAAGTTTGTTTAAAATTTTTTCAATAGAGGTTTCAAGAGAACAAACTTTATTTGTAAGTAATTTATTATTATATAATAATTCTTTTATTAATTCATTATCATTATTAATTACTTGCGTTGTTTGTTTTAATTTTAAATTTTCAATTTCTAATAATAATTCTTTTACTTTAAAATTATAATTATCAATATTATCATCAATAATTTTTAACAAAACTTTATATGTTAGAGTAGTTCCTATCAAAAATAATTCATTTTCTTTTTCATGTTTTGTTAAATTAGTTACTTTTGTTGGATAAATAATGTTATGATGATGTAGAAATTTTTCAAAATCTTTACACCTATCTACCTGATAACAATGTAATAACAAGCATTCATCATAATTAGTTTTGTGTTCATTATATCTGCCTTGGATACCATTTCTTGATTCCCCAATTTTTACAACATATGTTCCATTTTGAAATGTTTTTACTTTTATAATATAAATTAATGGTCCACATGATGCATATTTTTCTAATAAAGTTTTTTCTCTTTCTAATTCTTTTTCTTTTATAATTTTTTCTTCCATTTCTTTATTTTTTATGTTTTCAATCTTTTGTAATTGTTGTTTTAATTCTTCGCATTCTTCTTTTGTGGTTTCAAACATAATATTTTCTAATTTAATAAAATAATCATGAATTTCATCAGCTTTTTTAGTACCTGCTTTTAAACAAAATTTTTTAAAAGTCTCAACATTTAACATAATAATTTCTTTATTGTGACCACCTCTGTTGTCTGTTTTTGCTCCTGCGACTTCAAGAGCAAATTTTTGCTCTCCCATCTTCGTGAGCAAAATTTTATAATCAGAATCTAACTTAAAATTTTTTATTAAAACAGTTTTTCCATGTGCTTTATTAGAAAATTGAAGCCATTTCCATACATTATCTAAATCAATAACAAAATCATTTTTAGAGTCATACTTCAAATAGCAATAAAAACTGGATAAAAATAATTGTTGTTCGTAATTTGTGAAATTATTTTTAATTTTTTCAACTAATTTACTATGATAATCACCTGAAAATTTGGTGATTGGATTGCTTTCAATGAGATTTACAATATCTACACTCATATTATATGATATATTATAGAGTTATCTTTATGTTGTTTTTTGCTTTTAATATTAAAAAACAATATAAGTATTTAATTTTTAATATTAAAATATATAAATAAAAACCACACGATAAATGGTTTTAGTTTGAATAAGCCAACCCACCCATACCACTCATGATACGGAGAACGTTGTAGTTGGTAGCGTAGACACGAACCTTAGCAGTCTTGGTGCCCTCAACGGTAGCGTTAGAGAGAACAAGCTGAAGAGTAGCGTTGTCAATACGAGAGAAGTTGCATGTGCCGCTTGGCTGGTGCTCTTCAGGGCGAAGGGCGAATGAGTAAACATTGATACCAGTGTCAGGGGTGCGAGTGTGGTGCTGGTAGGGCTGAACGAGGTCGAAGTAAGTGCCTTCGCGCTCAGTGAAGCGGTCCTGACCGTTAAGCTGGAGCTTAGCAGTGACAACAGGGTTCTGACCCCAGCAGTGAAGAGGGAGAGAAGTCTCAGAGAGGACAAAAGCGCCAGCATCAGAAACACCGGAGTTGAGGTAAGGAGCAGCAGTGTAAGCACCAGGGGCAAAATTGGGAGCATCATAAGCGGTGGTGATACCAGCAGCAGCAGGGTTCATGGACCACCAGTCATAAGAGGTGACGTCAACAGCACCAGCATCGTGGAAGAGACCTGAGCCATCAATGAAGGCATTGGTGTTAAGAGCAGTAGCCTCAGGACCGGAGAAAGCGTGGATAGCATTGGGAAGAGCATCAACGGCATCAGTGTAGTTGAAGGGCTGAGCACCGAGAAGTCTGTAGAGGAGTTGACCGCAAACAAGAGAAGAGCAGTAGTCAACGTTCTGATCAGGTTGGACAACCCAAATGAGCTCCTTAACAGGGTGGTTAAAGTTAAGCTTGATCTTGTTGGAAGAAGAGCCGACGGACTCATCACCAGTGAATTGGAGCTGCTCAATGAGGTACTCGTGGGGGTTCTGAGCCATACGTCTGCGCTCATCAGTGTCAAGGAAGACGTAGTCAACGTAGAGAGAAGCAGCAACAAGAGACTGGTTGTAAGCAGTGTTTACACGGCCACCAGCAGTAGCGCAGTCACCAGCGTTGAGGGAACCAACAGCCCAAAGGCACTCATCAATGGGGCGGATATCAAGGTTGATCTTAACCTCGTGGTACTGAAGAGCAATGAGGGGAAGAGCAAGACCAGGGTTGCGGCAATACCAAAACTGGAAGGGAACATAGAGGGTGGTCTCAGGGAGAGCGTTGCGAGGAGCGCAAACCTGACGAGGAGCGGAAGCCTGGCAAGGACCATCGATGTTGTTAAAAGAGGGATCAGTGATGAAGGTAAGCTCGGTGGTGTTGCCAACCATAGCATAGTAACCCTTCTGCTGATCAACAGGGAGAGTAAGGTTGTTCCAAATGTGCATCCAGTCACCATACTGACGGTCAATGCGCTGACCACCAATCTCTACCTCAACCTGAGAAACAAGCTGCTCACCAGGGAAATCGAGCCAACGAGCATAAACGCCATCCTGGGCAGAACCCTTCATGGACTGGTTGATCTCAGGGAGAGTAACCTGAAGGTAAGTGCGGTAAGCAAGATCACCATTGCGAGAAATGGTGCAAGTTACACGACGACCGAAATCAGCCTGACCGTTAAAAGTCTGCTCAATAGACTCCATAGCAAAGTTAGTGTGTCTCTTGTAAGAAACCTTCCAAAAAGTAATTTGGGGGTTACCGGTAAGGTAAACGTCCTGTGCGCCATAAGCGACGAGTTGCATAAGTCCTCCTGCCATATTATTATTATAATATTGCTAAAGAAAAAAAATTTGAAAAAAAACGTTAATTACAAATTTTTCTATGTTTTTAAAATTTGTAATTAAAAGTAACTATTTGCCTTAATAATCTTTATTCTCAATATATAATGCTAAAAAAAATTATTGATGTAAATTATTCATATTAAAATTATCTCTTAAAAATGTAGATAAATACTCATCTGAATAAACTTCTTTCTTATTTTCATGTCTTTTCCTAAAAATATAATCATTCCCCTTCTTTCTTATACTCCAACCACTTTCTAATGCATTAAATAAAAATCCCATCAAATATACTTCAGATGTATCCATATTTTCATCTATATTATTATCATACTTACTCTTGTCAATAATCTTATCATTACTAGTATCTTTTATCTTGTCGATAGTCTTTTTTTTATATATATTAAATAACAATTTATCTAAATATTCTTCTGTTAAAAGCTCTTTATTATTATTTGTTTTATTTTTTATGATATAACTATTATACTTCTTTTTTATAATCATATTTTTCTCTAAAGAACTTATAAAATATTTCATTTTATAATATGTTTTATTTGTGATTGTAATTTTATTTAAAACTTCTACATTAATTGTATTTGATATCGGAGAATTATTAATCATTATTATTCTTCTTATATTGATTTTAATTGAGAAAACAATATTTCATTCTTAACATAACACATAAAATATTATTAAATGAAAAATAAATATTAAAAAATTTTTGTTATTTACTTTATAATATATTTATTAAATGCCATCATTCAAGCATAAAACCAATAAAAAAATAATAGTTGATAAAAAAAGTATAATCACGCTAGATGGTAAGCATAAAGAACTCCAAGCAGAGTTTAATGAAATAAATACTATAATAATACCTGAATTAAAAAATGAAAAAAAATCAATTAAAATAAAACTATCTGAAAATATAGATATTAGTCAAAAAATAGAATTATCTGATCGTTTACAAGAAATAAAAAGTGAAATAAAAGAATACAAACAAAAATGTAAAGATTATTATTTAAATAATAGTAAATTTATTTTTGATTATTTTGAAAATAAAAAAGAAATCACTCACGGTACAAATAAAACTAAAATTTTAAATTCTTTCTTTAAAGTAAATGATAATTCTGAGGAAAATGAATTAAACCACATAAATGATAATAATGTTCAAAGATTTTTAACTAATTTAGACCAAAACTTTATAAATATTAATGATTATGTATATGCTACAGATGTATGTCAAATATGTCATAAAGGCGAAATGATTCCTGTTGAGCATGAAGGTATAATGGTTTGTAATAATTGTTCTAATCATATGACTTACTTAATTGAAAATGAAAAACCCTCTTATAAAGAACCTCCCAAAGAAGCATGTTTTTATGCATATAAACGTATTAATCATTTTAAAGAAATATTAGCTCAATTTCAAGCAAAAGAAACAACGCAAATTCCTGAAGAGGTACTTGAAAATATTAAAAATCAATTAAATAAAGAACGAATTACATTAGCAAAATTAACTAATTCAAAAGCAAAAGAAATATTGAAAAAATTAGGTTATAATAAATATTATGAACATATTCCATTTATTAAAGATAAGCTTGGAATTAAACCACCTGTAATGACTCCTGAATTAGAAGAAACATTATGTAATTTATTTATGGAAATTCAAGGACCATATGCAAAATTCTGCCCTGATGATCGTGTTAACTTCTTAAATTATTATTATACTGTATATAAATTATGTGAATTATTATCAAAAATAGAATTTTTACCTTATTTTCCAATGTTAAAAGATAAAGAAAAAAGAATCGAACAAGACGAAATTTGGAAAAAAATTTGCGAAGAATTAAATTGGGAGTTTATACCTACTCAATAACTTTGAAGAATTATTTTTATATTTTTCAAAATATATTATACAAAAAAATATATTATACAAAAATTATATCATTTATTGTATAATATTATTTTTAATTATTTTAATCATTTTATACTCATTTAGAGCTTAAGAGGAGTGGGAAAACCAACAAGGTTAGCACCAATACCAAAACCAGCACCTGAACGAGCAGAAACAGCTAAACTAGGAACATAGACATCAAGAATAGCAAATGTGGCAGCAGCAACAAGAGAAATTAACATAATCTCATCAAAGTTAAGAGAGCGCTTGGGAATAGAATAGGCAACAATTGCAACGCAAAGACCTTCGATGATATACTTAATAAATCTCTTAAAGAGTTCACTTAAATCCATACCGTACATTTATTTATATTTAATATATAGAAAAAATTATCTTAAAATTATTATCTTAAATTTTATCTTCATTTAATATTTTAATTATTTCTAAATATATAAATAATAATCATAAAACAATATATTGAATGAAAACTAACTTAAAATTATTAACAATAATTATTTATATATTATGAGTCATAGACAAACTGTACAACCTCCTAAGGGTGTTGAACTAAAAACGAAGCCTAATGGTGAGAGTAATCCTAAATATGTAGATTTATTAGAAGAAGATAAGCCTATCGCAGGACAAAAATTTGTATGTTTATCTTTTGTATCTCCGGAACAAATTATCAAGCAAAAAGAGCATTTTATGTTTGAAGAATTTATTAAACAGTGGGAGTATAAAAAGTCTATGGATAAATTTTTACAGTTTCTTAATTTTGTTTCATTTAAGTACAATGTTACATTTGACAAGTTAACAAATGATTTTCAAGAATTTGTAAAGGAAGAAATGTCATCTTTATCTCAAACATCTATTAACGATGACTATAAGACTTTTATTGATAATAATGAAGAACGTCTTGATGAAGAATTTGCTTCTAAACATAATTTTCAAACATCTGTGCGTGGATTAAAGGTTCGTGGTGTTTTCCCTACTCAAAAAGAAGCTGAATTACGTTGTCAGTTATTGCGTGAAGTTGATCCAAATCATGATATTTTTGTAGGGCAAGTCGGTATGTGGGTTCCATTCCATCCTGAAGCATACAAGACTGGTAGAGTAGAATATATGGAAGAGACTCTTAACCAACTTATGGCTGAAAAGAAGAAGAATGAAGATCAAGCCAAACAGGAATTTGACAAACGTGTAAAGGAGGCAAAACAAAAGGCTATTGAAGAAAACAAGAAACGTGCTGAAGAATCAGGTAATAAATTAACCCAAACTATTAATTCTGATGGAGAACTTGTTGGTATTAGTAATGTTGAAAATTTTGATGGATTAGATGAAGATGCAAGTGTTGATGATATCAAGAAGAGTATGTTTGAGGCGGAGAATGTTGTTCTTGATAAAAACAGTGATCATGGTTTATCTAAGCTTACTATTCATCAAAATAATTCAAATGAGGAGGAATAAAAATTATAAAATTATTTTGCCCTTAATAAAATTATTTTGCCCTTAATAAAATTATTTTGCCCTTAATAAAAGAATATTATATTGTTACATATTATATAATATTCTTTTCCTTGTATGAAAAGTAAAAACATTATTGAAAATATAAAAAAAATGAATTTAACAAAATTTATTGAAAAATTTATTGAAAAATATGGAGTATTTAAATTATTAATTATAATAATAGTTAATTTTGTATTGATATATTTTTTATATCAAGGATATTTATATATTTCATATAAAATCTATATTAAACAACTCGAAAATGAATTTAATAAATTAAAAAATATTGGTTGGAATGTTCGAAATTATAGATTAGATTATTTGGATGATAATAAAAAAAAACATATAATGAATCAAAAAAAAATACAAAAAATTGGTACTATTTTCAGAAATAAAAATGCATTAGGGGTTATATTAACAAATCATATTGTTATTGATTTTGATAGTAAAGATGGTGTCGAAAGCGCAGATTTTTTAAGAAATAAAATGCCAAGTGATACTGTTATTGAAAAAACACCAAATGGTTATCATTATTTTTTTGAAAATGATTTGAATGTGGATATTCCATCATATGTTCAATTAAAAATAGATGGCAAACCTGTTTCACTTGATATATTAGGTAAAAATCATTTAGTAACTATGACACCTACAATTGTAAATAATAAACAATATTATTGGATTAATAATCCATACAATTATAAATGTGCAAAATTGTCTGAATATAAATGGATTTTAGATTTAACAAAAGAATCTAAACCTTTTAATAATTCATTTTCAGGAATTGATTATTCAATTTCATTAAAAAATGCATTTATTATTGCGAATGATATAAACATTGAAAGTGATCTACGTTTTAAATTAGGGAATACCAAAAATTATATTAAAAAAATGAAATTTTTAAATGGAATGATTTATAATTATGATGATAATTATTACTTTTTAACTCGTGTATCTTTTAAAGATTATAATAATAAAAAAAATTTATTTGATAAACTTTATTATTTCTTAAAAGAAATGAAAGTATCTTGTATTATTGATTTAAGTGTAATATATAGTAATCATTTTAGTAATGAAAATATTATTCAAATAGATAATTGTGTAATTGATAATGATTATAAACAATACAAAAATTATAAAAATTTTGAGGATTATATAAAATGTGATAATCTTTTAATAAAAACTAATAAATATACAAATAACACTATTACTATTTCAAATATAAATAATACATCTTTCATGGAGAAAATTAATACTGTTTTTAATCATTCATTATTAGATAAAAATAAAATAATGAAAAATAATATTGGTTCTGAAAGTGTTTATTTATCAATTATGTTAGCAAATAAATTAAATATATCATCTTGTTGTTTGGCAATTGTTAAAAAACCATTGGATAAAACACAATCATATTCTCGTACGATTGTTGAATATTTCTTTTTAACTTTTTAGAGCAACGTATATTTTATCCAATTTTCTATTCCCTTTCAATTTTTTCCACTTTCAATTTTTACCATTTATTTTTTCTTACATTAATTTTTGGTCCATTCCCTTTTTTCTTTACATTATTAGGGTCATAACCCTCATCTTCATCATCAGAATGAATATCTTTCGACATTTCCCAAAATTCTTTTGAACCAAGTTTAAATGGACCATGTGGTTGAGCTTTATACCAAAAAATTTGGTCCTGTAATTTATTTGATTTTGCATTATTATTAATTACTAGACATTCAAAATTTTCTGTACACTGATCCATTACTTGACAAAATGATTCAAATGTTGGAAACATACCTGCATAATTTTCATATATTCTTTTACGATTACCAATATAAGGCTCTCGAAGAATAAATACATAATCAATATTTGTTCTTAAATTAGGACCAATACCTAATGGATACTGCATAGTTATAATTAACATAATTTTCCAATGTCTTCCATTCATAAATAATAATCTCATCATTGTATCTTTTGCCCATTTATTATCAAATAAACAATCATCTAACACAACAAATGTTCGTGGATCAATTGTTGTTTTTTTATATGTTTCCATTTCTTTTTTCATTTGTTTTAATACAGCTTTTTGGCGTTTTAAAATATTCTCTATAATAACACTATTATATGCATCATGAATAAATAATTTTGGAACATGTTCTCCAAAAAAACCATTCCCTGCTTCTGTACCTGATATTACTGTTCCAATTGGAATATCTTGATGATAATACATTAAATCTTTAACAAGGAAACTTTTACCAGTATCACGACGACCTATTAAAACTATAACTGGTCCTTTATTTTCATCAGGTTTAAAGCTAATTGATCTCATATCAAATTTTGCTAAATCTAAACTCATATTTGACTGACTCATTTTATATAATTTAACTTACTATATTATATAAAAAAATAATAAAAAAACAAACGTAATTCATGTATTTATAATTATTATAATTAAATAAGTTTAAAAGTATTAAAATTTAGTATTTAAGTAAATAAATAATGAATGTTGGCAGTAAAGAGACATTAGGTCAAACACAAAATCATCCTTCAGGAAAATGGGAAATTAATGATTCACATAAAATACATAAAGATGATGGGGTTTTTTCTATTTATTATAAGAAAAATCATAATTTAGAATTATTTAATTCTTTAGAAAATAGTGAACTACAACTTCATAATATTCAAAATTATATTCCTATTTATGAAAATTTCTTTTTATTGACTGAAACAAATAATAATTCTATTAATTTAAATCAACATTATAATGTTACAAAATTAAAAAGTGTTGATGATAATAATAATATAACTGCTTTTATTTCTGATGAAAAAAATAATAGTAATAAAAAAGAAATTTTTTTAAAATTCTCACCATTAATTGATCCTGTTAAATATTTATGTGGGAAATATGATAATGATGAACATATTTTAAATATACCATCTTTTAATTCTTTGTTACACAATAGTAATATTAAAACATTAGACAAAAATAATTCTGCATACGTTGATGGTTTTTTTTCATATTTATCAAGTCAAACTCTTCATAATCATGATTTTATTCATGGATTAGATTTTTACGGCGCTTATTTAGCTAATAAAGAAGATTTTGCATATAATATATATGATGATATTGAATGTCTAGAAAAATCAAATTTCTTTTTAAAAAATAAAGATATCTTATATACAATTGATGATAAATATGATGGTCTAATGTATAATGGTACAAGAAGTAATAAAATTAAATTAAATATATCTAATGATGTTGAATTACAAACAGATATTTTAGAATTTGATAATTTTGATATGCCAATTTCAAATAATATTATTGATTTGTCATCTATGACTAATAATGAAAATAATATCGAAGTTTCTGCATTTCCTGATTTGTCATTTAATACTCAATCAAATAATAATAAATCAACAGATTGTGAAAAAAGTACAGATTATGAAAAAAAAGATTCAGAAAATGATGATGACGATGAAAATGATGATTCTTATTCTTCTCGATCATCATATACATATAATTCAAATGATTCAAATCATAATATGTTAAGTGAAGATGATGAAACTATTGAAGATAATAAAGAAAAAGAAATAATGTATAAAAAACATAGAGGAGAAATTTGTTCCCCAATTTTAAATGATGAAGATAGTGATAGTGATGCTGCATCAAACAATAATGATGATACTGATAATGATACTGATGGTTCATATTTTAGTGAAGATGATGAAACTTTAATTGCAAAAATTAAAAATTTTCCTGTTGAAATTATTATGTTAGAAAAATGTGAAAACACATTAGATTATTTAATGATGGATGCTGAAGAAGAACTTACATCTGAAGAATGGATTTCCGCATTAATGCAAATTATTATGACTCTTATTTCATATCAAAAAATGTTTTCATTTACACATAATGACCTTCATACTAATAATGTTATGTTTATAACTACAGAAAAAGAATACTTGTATTATTGTTATAATAAAATATATTATAAGGTTCCAACATATGGACGTATTTTTAAAATTATTGACTTTGGAAGGTCTATTTATAAATATAAAGGTGTAACAATTTGTAGTGATAGTTTTAGTATGACTGGTGATGCTGCTACGCAATATAATTGTGATCCATATTTCAATGATAAAAAACCAAGATTAGAACCAAATTTTAGTTTTGATTTATGTCGTCTTGCATGTTCCTTATTTGATTATTTTATTGAAGATATTAATGATATTCCTAATTTATGTAAAGAAGATCCTCTTACTAAATTAATAGTAGATTGGGTAACTGATGATAAAAATCGTAATATTTTATATAAAACAAATGGCGAAGAAAGATATCCTGATTTTAAATTATACAAAATGATTGCTAGAAATGTACATAATCATACACCTCAAGTACAATTAAATAATACACTTTTTAAAAATTATGAAACTACTCATAAGAAAATAAAAAAAGGAGCAAAAATAATTAATATCGATAAATTACCTTGCTATACTAACTGATAAAAATATATAAAAATATTTATAATAATAAATAATAAATATTTTTTCAACAAAAATCAAATACTTATTTCCATCTCTCTACCTACTATATACCTAGAATTATATACCTAGTATTATATAGCTAGTATTATATAGCTACTATTATATTTAAAACCCTGGAGTATCTGTAAATGCTTGAGTTGGAACTCCTTGAACAATCGGTGATTCATTAAATTGTGATAATAAATAATAACCAATAATATAACACATATACACTACTAACGCATCTCTTACAATTACCTTAATAGGTTTGGTTTCATGAGTAATAAATCTCATTTCAATAAATTTCACAATAATATATAAAAAAGAAACAACCCCTCCTGAAATAAATACATTAGATTCCATTTACATTATGCTAAAATAATGATTTATTGATTTTTACGAATAAAAAAATAAAAAATAATATTTCTTATTTTTTTTTCATAATCTGTATATTTTCCATAATCTGTTGATTTGGAAAAAAATATTACATATCATGTCATATTCTTACATATATCCAATCGAACTATTCCAAATTCTTTTTACTCTTTTTATTCTAAATTTACTTCTTCAAGAACAGGTATTGATTCAATATTTAAATTATCATCATCAAATGGTAATGAATCTAATTCTAATTCAGTATCACTACCAATCTTTAATTTATCATCTTCATCTTCATCATCATCTTCATCATCTTCATCATGATCCTCTTCTTCTTCATTATCAGAATGTACTGTTGGTTCTTTCTCAAATGAAAAAACTTTATCATTTAAATTAAAACTTACTGAATTATTTTCTTCATTTACACTCTTATTTGCCGCAGTAATTTTATGTAAATTTGCAGTATTTGCTGTTTTTTCATTTTCTTCATCAACATTATTAGATTCTTGTTCATTATTTTCTTCTGCAACAGCAATCGGCTCTTCAGAAATAATTTCCTCTTTTTCTTGAATATCAGTAACCTCTTCTGTTGTTTCACTCATATAAAGACGTAATAATTCTTCAATAGGTACACCATCTCGAATTGTACTTAAAATACATTCTCTTACAATAATTTCTAATTCTCTACTATGACGTTGTGATTGTAAAGGTGTGTTATCTTTTTCAAATAAGTATACATTTGTATATACTTTTCTAGCTACATTTACATATACTTTATGAATAAATTCACCAAGAGATGGAATATTAATATTTACCTTTTTCTGCTTACTACCTACTCTCATACATGAAAGAGTTTTTAATTGAATAATATGAACACATGTAATTAAATCTTCAATATAACCACAATTACTTTTATTTATAATACGTTTACATTCTTCTTCAATAATTGTTTGATTCCATTTTGGAACACGTGTTAAAAAATTTTGAAATGTCATTAAATATTTACTTTTTTCATCATTTTCTACACATAATTTCCATGCTTCATCAAAAATAGAGCGTAATCCTTCAATAATATGAGGAGTTAATATTGTAATTAATCTCGAACACCATTCATTGCGAGATTCTTGTAAACTACTGAGAGAGAAGTCGTCCATTTACATAAATGAAATATTTTCTAAAGTTACATCACTACGAATAAGAAAAAAATTTAAAATAAATAAAATTAATAATTTTTCATTTCTAAATTCTTTCCTTATTTTATTAAAGATTATTAAATATTCATAAATTTTCTCTTTATCTAAAGAAGATGTTTCAATATATTTTATTATATCAAGACTACTATATCCCTTTTCATATAACTTTGATGATAATTCAATAATTTCTTTATAATTATATGTTTTTGACATATTTATTTCTTTTTTTAACCATAATTGTGACTGTTTTTTTATTTTTTCTAAATTAAATGTTTTTTCTAAATTATATGTATGTAAATTTATAATTTTCCCATCTACAATCGGTTCAGGTATATATATTTCACAAAAACGTGATAAAATCGGTTTTAATAATTTATATTTATCTTCTACTATTATAAAAAATCTTGTAGAATGACTAAATAATTCAATACATCTTCGTAATGCTGATTGAGCATCAATTGTTAATTTATCTGCATTTAATAAAACAATTGTTTTGAATATTTCACCTTCTTTTAAATTAATATTTGTTTTTGCAAAAAATTTCAATTCTTCTCTAATAAATTTAATACCTTTCCCATGAGCACAGTTAACATACATTACATAATTTTTAATTGAATCTTTATCACTTTGATAAATTGAATTAATAAAATTATTTACTAATTTGTTTTTACCACATCCTGAAGCTCCATGAAATATCATATTCGGTATTTTCTTTTTTTCAATAAAATATTCTAATTTATTTTTTATTTCTTTGTGAATATCTAAGTCTTCCATATTTATTTTGCTTTAGTATTTAAAATTTAAATACTTTTAATTTGTTAGTATTTAAAATTTAAATACTTTTAATTTCTTAGTATTTAAATTTTTCAATTATATTCTTTTACACCACCATCTACTTACTATTTACACCTTTTAACATTTCAAATGCCGATTTTCAATAAGCCACATAATCACTTATTTTTGGGTTTCTATTATTAGGCACTTTACTTAACTGTTAAAAATGTAAAATCAATAGCGAGGAATTTCACCTCACGATTGTCCAACTTCAAATCCTGCTTAATTAATAATTTACAGGTGGAGGACGAAATGAGTAGCAATTGTGTGACGCTTTGTTTGACTTTGTGTCTCACGAAACACCGCTAAACAATCTTAAAAAGATTGGAAGTAACCCCATTTATTATCATTATTACTTAATATACATTATTGTATTGTGTTTAAGTTATTTTAATTAAGAAATATTAGGCGTTTGAAATGTTAAAAGGTGTAATATTTCTTTCCAGTTCTTTTATTTTTTCTTATCTTTCTTGTTCTTCTCCCTCCTTTTGTTGTTCTCTTTCTACCATACTTGTTTTTACCTTCTTTCAACTCATTCATCTCTATCGGTGATGGTGTATTTTTCTTTGTCTTACTATAATATATTAATTGTGATTTTTTTGGTGTCTTACTCCTAAAATATACATCCTTTATCTCCTCAGGCTGATATACTTGACTCTTTTTTGTATATTGCTTTCTCGGCTTCTTTATTATTTCTCTTTCCTCTTCTTCTTTTTGTACCTCTTCTATCTTTCTTCTTTGGGAAGGTCTCATAAATTTCTGTAAATAAGGCTTTTCTTCTAATCTCTGTATATCTCTTTTGGCTTTCTCTACTCCACTCATTGCAGGTCTTCCTCTTTTTAATTTTAACGATTTCATCTCTTCCTCTAACAATTCAATCTCATTTTTACCTGATGAATAACTACTTGTTGAACTCATTATATTATTTATTTATATTTTTTTCTAAATTACCGAATAAATAAAATTACATATTACAATCTTCATCAACCATCATACGCAATAATTCATCAAAACTTGTTTTGGGATTCCATTTTAATACTGTTCTTGCTTTTGTTGAATCACCTAATAATAAATCAACCTCTGTAGGTCTATAATATTTTTCATCAATAAAAATAAGTGCTCTTTTTGTTTTTTCATCATATCCAATTTCATTTACTCCTGTACCTTGCCATTTAATATGAAATCCCCTCATTGAAAATGCTTTTTCTATAATTTCTCTAATTGAATATGTTTCATTTGTTGATAATACATAATCATCAGGTGTATCATGCTGCAACATTAACCACATCCCTTCAACATAATCTTTTGCATTCCCTATATCACGCTTAGAATCAATATTTCCCATTACTAGCCTATCTGTCTCACCTCTTAAAATTTTACCTAATCCCATCGTGATTTTCCTTTCTACAAAATTATGTCCACGTCTTACACCTCCATGATTGAATAATATCCCATTACATGCAAACATACCATATGCTTCACGATAATTTTTAACAATCCAAAAAGCATATAATTTTGCTACTGCATATGGTGACCTAGGATAAAATGGCGTCTTTTCAGTTTGAGGCGTTTCTTGTACTTTTCCATATAATTCACTTGTAGATGCCTGATAAAATCTCACTATTTTTTCTAAATTATTATTTTTTATAGCTTCTAGTAATTTTAATGTTCCAAACGCATCACTATCTGCAGTATATTCAGGCATTTCAAATGAAATTTTTACGTGTGATTGGGCCGCTAAATTATATATTTCAAATCTTACATCATTATTAAAATAATCTATATTTTCTTTTTGATTATTATTTAAAGATGTCATTAATAAAATTTGTTTTTCATTTATTTCATTCTTTATTTCATTAATTATTTTATATAGACAAGCACCATCAGTCATATCTCCATAATGTAATTTTAAATTTTTATTATTAAAAATATGTGAAATTCTTGATGTATTTATTGTTGATGCACGACGAATTAAACCATGAACAATATAATTTTTATCAAGCAATAATTCTGCTAAATAAGAACCATCTTGACCTGTTATTCCTGTAATAAATGCATATTTCATTGTATTTTTCATTGTATTTATCATTGTATTTATCATTGTATTTTTCATTTATATAGAAATAGTTATTTACAATAATAAATGAAATAATTTTTATATCTTTATAAATGAAAAAATATATAAAAATATGTTTTGTTAAAAATATAATTAAAAATTATATAAATGTCAAAATGTAATGGTAATATAGAACGAGAATTTTTAATTAGACCAATTATTTTAATAACAGGAGGTACTGGATTAGTCGGTTCCGCAATTAAATATATTTCATCAAACTATACATCCAAATATGACTTTATTTTTTTATCATCAAAAGAGTGTGATCTAACTGATTATAATAGTACATTATTTAAATTTGCAGAAATTCAACCAACATATGTAATTCATTTAGCAGCATGCGTTGGTGGACTTTTTAAAAATATAAATAAAAAAGTAAATATGTTCGAAATAAATATGTTAATTAATAATAATGTTCTAAAAGTATGTCATAAATTAAAAATAAAAAAATTAATTTCATGCTTATCAACTTGTATTTTCCCTGATAAAACTACATATCCAATTGATGAAACTATGTTACATAATGGCGAACCTCATAATTCGAACTTAGGTTATGCATATGCAAAACGTATGCTCGAAGTTCACTCAAGATTATACAATGAAAATTATAATGATAATTTTATATGTATTATCCCTACTAATATTTATGGTCCATATGATAATTTTCATTTAGAAGATGCACATGTTATACCTGCACTTATTCATAAATGTTATTTGGCCAAATCAAAAAATGAACCTTTCGTTGTATCAGGATCAGGAAGTCCATTACGACAATTTATTTATTCTTATGATCTAGCGAATCTTATTATGTGGGTATTAGAATCTTATAATGATAAAGAAAATATTATTTTATCCGTAAATGAAGAAGACGAAGTTAGTATTAAATACATTGCAGAATGTATAGCAAATGAATTTAATTATAGTAATAATATTATTTTTGATACTACAAAACAAGATGGTCAATATAAAAAAACAGCTAATAATAATAAATTAAAAAAAAAATATGAAGAAAATAATAAAAAATTAGAATTTACATCTATCAAAACTGGTATCCAAGAAACTGTTCAATGGTTTATTCAAAATTATAATAGTTGTCGTAAATAAATTATATCGAAAGATTACTATAATCAGGTATAAATGATGCATTTCCACTTAAAATATTATTCGGTACAAGCGCTGATGGTGGTTTATTTACCATTCTTGATGTTGCTCTCGTTTCAGTACCATAAACAATAATATACTTATCAGGGGTTGGAAGAACTAGTTCACTATCTTCTGCTTCTATTATTTTTCTATTTTCATCACTTACCTCATTTTTTGCCATTTGATGTATTTTATCCATATTTAACATATTACAATTCCCCATATAAAAATTGGATGAATCTAAAGATGACTCCTTTTTATTAGTATATTTGTAAATTGCATAAAATATAATAGCACCACAAAGAGCAAATAAAAATATAACCATATACATTCCATTCTTTTTATCATTAATTATGCTTTTCATTTTTATAATTATAAACTATATTATTTATAAATATAAAAAATAATATTATTTGTTGTAACTATTACCTTGAGAATTAACATTTTATATTCAATATTTATTGAACTAAATTTCTATTGATTCTAGTTGGCATTCCATGACCGAATAAAACCATGTAAACTAAAACAAGCCCACCAAGTAAAACACTTCTATCTTCTGCTACACTAGGTCTTTGTTTTAATAAGAAAACCATAACACCATAAAGTATTAATGCAATAATTGCAGAATGAACTAACATAATTAAACCACGTTCCATGTTATATATTAACTAAATATTTTTTTATGAGAAAACATAACTGTTTAAACTTTGCGTATATGGATTTTGTCTAAATGCATTAAGTATTTCAGGTTGTATTCTTTCACAATTGATTGATTCTTTATAGTATTGCGGTGTTTTACTCATCTTTCCTGTTTGTTCTAATGATGGAGGTAAAGCATTACTTGGTGCTGGATTCCAATTAATCGCACTTACTTTCTCACGTGATTTCATTGTAACATTCATATTATTATTAAATGTACTTATATTTCCACCTGGTGTATAACTTGTTTGCACCTTATTTACATTGTTGTGTTGATTATATGCCGCTTCATATACAGCAGCACCTTCATTTGTAGCACCACCACCACTTCCAATATAAGAAACATTTGTTGTATCACGTTGATTAAATACAGGTTGTTGATCATTTACTAAATATCCTGTTCCTTCTGTTATAGGATTTACATTTAAATGATTAAAATCAAGTAAACTTTCTGTTGTTTCTTTAATTGTTGTTGGTAATCTATCAGCAGGATTATATACTACACCAGCAGGAACAGAGTTTTGAATGTTTCCACAAGGACGAATTGAACCAACTGCATTCTCTTTACGTGATGGTCTTAATACATCCAATAATGGAGCAACAGCAGCTTTCATAGCACCATAAATAGCTGCAATTGGTGGTTGCTGAGTAATATTTCTTTGATTAACATATGTTTGATGTCCACTTCTACCATAATCATTTTCATGAGCAATACCATTTTTACCACATACCATATTAGTCATTGGTTCAGCTTCTAATACAGAACGTTTTGATGGTTCATAATATTCAGGGGCATATGTATTTGTTCCTCCTACATTTGAATCAGCACCAAAATATTCTGTAGTTGTTAATGCACGATTTTGGTCTTTATTCATTTCAATCGGACGTGTCATTTGAGCCTTTTCAAGACCTGTAGTTGTAAACCAACGGTCAGGTGTATTTAAATAAAATTTATCAGGCATGAATTTTTCTACACGTCCATATGTTTGAGCATTCGGTGGTGCAGTATTATTCCAATCATAAGATGGACCTTGATGATTATCTAAACTATAAGTTACCTTGGGATTATTGATCGTACGAAGTTGATCTACATTTCTATCAACCCATTTGTCACGTGCTTCCATACCTGAGTTGAATCCATTGCTGCCTTGAGTAGTAAAACCTTGATCTAAACCTGGACCTACATGAATTTCTTCCCATGGTTTTACATTTGCCATTTGAGTTCCAGGCATTACACGAGATTGATAAAAACTAGAATAATTGGGCATGCCATTTACAAAATTCATATTATTCTCAGGTGCAAATAATGGTGCTCTTTCTTCTTTACATATTTTTTGACTACCTGAACCACTATAACTATCCATTATGGATTCATGAGTATTTGCATTTGCTGTATAACCACGTATTTTTGCACCAAAATATGGAACCATATTCGCATGTTTAAAATTATTTACATCAATAGGTGCTCCTGTCAATGAATATGATCCCATATTATCATAATTATCACCAAATTGGGTTGGACCACTTAATACATGAGAATCAACTTTGGCACTATAATATTTATCAGTGACAGCACCATTATTTTTATAATAATTTATATCAGTGTTTGATACTTTATTTTGAAAATTTGGATAATTGTTCTCAGGAATATTGTAATTTGGTAAATCATATGGCGTTGATGGCTTATTTCCTGTTGATGGCATAGAAAAACCTTCTTTAATATTAGAATTATTTTTATAATTATTTCTATTCATTGAATTTGTTTTATATATATTTTGATTATTTTTTTTATTATCATTTTTACTTGCACTATATAATCCTACCATTGCAACAAAAGGTATTGCGATTTCCATTATATATATGTAATATATATTTTTTAGGGTTTTACTTAACTCTTAAATATTACATATATAAACATAATCATACTGAAAAATATTTCATTTTTATTTCATTTTTGTTTAATCTTAATTTTTAATCTTAATTTTTTATTTAATCTTACATTTTTAATCTTAATTTTTAATTTTATTTTTTTATTTAATCTTACATTTTCATTTATATTTTTACATCATTTTATTATTACTTTGTTTTTCACCGTTATTAAATAATACTTGAGTTGTATCTATTGTATTATAATTAAAACAAGGAACCTTGGTAACGTAATTATCCTTTTCTAAAATACGTGTACTTAAATTATTTTGAAAAGACATGCAAACATTTTCTTGAGGATTTAATGGAAGATAATACCAATTTGTTTGTTCTAAATCTCTTGCAGTCCATGCAGGATTTGTAACTCTTGGTTGTTCAACAAATGGTGTGCAACTAGGATACTCTACATTATTACTTTCTAATGGTGTATTTTTATAATTATTTAAATCAATACAATCTCTATTTAAATTACGGTCAAGCCCAAATAATTTACTTTCTAAATTAATAGTATTTGTCATTAAATTGCCACCCCACTTTTGAAGACGTATATAAGGGTCTTGCATATAACATGGTTTATCACCATTCCCTGGAACATTTAAATTATATTTACCTGGTCCAGTTGCTTCTTCTAATTGTTTCATTATTCTACATGGGTCATCATGAAATCGTGTAAATGACATTAGTTTATATTTATATTATAATATATATATATTTATATTTTTACACCTTTGGACATTTAAAACGCCGATTAAAACGCCTAAAAATACAAAAATGTAAAATCAATAGTAATGAATTTCACCTTACGATTGCCTAATTTCGTTTCTTGCTTTTACCGAAGTAATACAAGGAGAAGGCGTGTGCTTTAATTGAAACTCTATTGGTCTTGTTTGATTATTCAACCATTCCTTAGCAAGTTTCATTATAGAAATAGCAGAGTTCTTATCCCTTGTTCTACATACGCCATTTTTGTTTTTGGAACTCACGCAGTTAGAACAACAGAATAATCTGTATATTTCTTTTCCTTTTTTATCTTTTTGATGTTTCAATTCATTATAACATTCACAACATCTTTGAGATGTATAAAATTCATTTATTGTAATTGTATCATATTTCTTATGTATTAGTTTCCTTAATCCTTTATTCATCGTAGGCATTATATTTTTCATTTGTGTAGTTCTTCCCAATTACCATAACCAATAAGAATATTTTCTCCAAATGTTTCTTTAATTTTATTCAAAAATGTATCAATACTTTTCTTACCATAACTATATTTTTAAATATTTTATGTAAAAAAATAATTTACATAAAAATCGGCGTTTTAAATGTCCAAAGGTGTAATAAAACTTGTAAATTAAAGTATCCTAATAAATATTTAGAGCAACGCGTATTTTAAATGCCGAGTTATTCAACAAAAAAATACGAGTGCTTTCTCCTTAAAAGGAGAATAAACTAAATTCTATATAATGGGTTTGTCATTTGCTTACTTTGCGGTAGATAAGCAAATTCCCATCTAATGTTATTTCATTTACTACCTTAATGAAACAACTATTTATTTTTTGCTTGATTTTTAGGTTTCTTTACCTTTTCTGATTTTATTACTTTTCTTATAAATGCTTCTGGTCTTGTTTGACTTTCTAAATAACATTTACCGAGTAATAATATATTTTTACAAGCATTAGTATCTCTATTCACAAATATACGACATTTGGTTTCCTCTTTTGGAGTTAGTATTTCGTGAAGCGATTTCTTATGTTTCTTTCTTTTTACGCTTACATTTTCCATTTCTTTCAAGGTTTTATTATGTAACTTACTGGTATTGAATTCATTTACTTCTATAATATCAAATCTACTTAATAACAATTTTTTCATACCGATATTTGGAGTAGATATACAACCTTTCATTTGAGTTGTTCTACTATAATCGCCGTGTAAAATAACAATCTTTTTACCTTGTTTTATTTCTTCTTTTGTAAGATATGTATTTTCAATCTTATTCAATAATTTAACCTCACTTTGTTTGGTTCTGATAAATCTACGAAATGATAATTTACGAAACAAAGGTTTTTGGTAAAATTCTTTTAACTCGTTATTAAGTATGTTTTTGTTAATTATGAAGTTTTTATAATTCGGTGTTATGAGTGTATTAGATTTATAATTTGATAATTTTGTTTCTTTTTGGATTACACCATTATTCTTTTTTTCTTGTAAAATAATGTAATTACTTCTTTTTGTGTAAGTTTCAAATCTTCTTCTACACGCAGTATATTTAAAGAATTTATTATATTCATCAATTATTGATATAGGACGAATTTTACCAGGGTCTAATGAAACTAATTTGTATTTATTCGTTAAATATTCGTCGCATTTTTCTTTGGATAATTCTTCTATTTTTGTGAATTCCATTTCATCATTTACTTTCGGTAATTTATCACCAAATACTTTATCTTTGTATTTCTTCAATATAAATAATAAACAGCAACTAAATCCATCGGTAATAATTTGATTATAAAAAACATATTCCTTTTGTTTAAAAATATCTTTCTTTTCTAATTTCAAAATTTTACTCCAAATGTGTTTTTGATGTTTCTTCGCGTGTAAAACCAATTCACTTTTGTTATATTGAAATATAGTTTGTTTCTTGTCATCAATCAAATCAATAATTCCATTTGAATTTAATGTTATATTTTTTGGAACAATATTATTTCTTTGTGGTATTACCTGATAAGGTCTTCTGCCTAATTCTTCTATTTTCTGATTAATGTAAAATGAATACTTAATGTATTTTTCTGGATTACATTTAACATCATAAGCAACTGATTTATTTACTTTGTTTGGAAATAAAAACCCTTTATTTTCTTTAATCCAATTATGATATTCTTCTTTGGAATTTTCTATTTTATTGTTTATTAAATCAGTCTTTAAATCACGAATTTCTTGATTAAGATTTTTATAAAGTTCTTTACGTTTTATTTTGTCCTTTTCTCTTTTAATTTCTACTATTTTTGGTTCTCTAAATAAAGAATTAATGTATCTAAATAAATGTTTTATGAAATGCGTTGAAATATTTGTATTGATACAAGTAATCATTTCATTTGCGGTGATTGCTAATATATGTGTTTTATTTGAATAAGATGGTTTTGCAGACACTAATTTAGAAAATTCTTCATTATAAAATTGTTTCATATCTGATTTACCAGTAGCATTTCTAATATTTTCTTGTTTCGTTTTTTGTCCTCTTTTTGAATTTGAAAAACTAATTGTTTTTATTACATCTAATACAAATTGCTTATTAACAATAGGTAATTCTTTATTGTTATTGAATTTGTCTAATAAATATAACCGAATAAATTGATAAGACAAAATAACAATTTCATTCATATCTATAACAGCATTTTCAATAATAGGTTGTAATGTATCATACCTTTTCAATATACATTTCAAAGGACACTTAATAATCCTATAAACTTGTTCGGAAGGGTCTGGTGGTTTTTCTTCCAATTCCATTCTATAATATATAAAAAGAAAATAATTTTAAGTTCTTTTTATAAAAAACAATTATTCCTAAATATTTTTTGTTTTTTCATTTTCTAATTTTTCTTTTCTTTTTTGATACGCTCTTTTATTTCTTTCTTTAATAACTTCTTTTGGGACTACATAATTGGTCTTCTCTTTGTATTCTTTAACTTTTTGTTTAATCTCTTCTTTATGATTTTCATAATATTTTTTTGTATTGTCTGTATATTTTTTAAGATTGTTTTTCGTTTCATTTAATTCATTTTCTAAAAATAATATTTTATCTTCATATAACTTTATCTTGTTTAACAATTCTTGATTATCCATTATTAGATATAATATGTATTATTTTTAAATATTTATAAAAATGATTTAGAAATAAAGTCGGCATTTAAAATACGCGTTGCTCTAAAATTATTAATTTATTTTAATTATTATTTTAATTATGTCTATTGAAAAAGATTATACAATAGGTTTAAATATGATTGTTAAAAATGAATCACATATTATTTACAATACATTATCTAAATTATTAAATAAAATAAAATTTGATTATTGGGTTATTTCAGATACAGGTTCGACTGATGGTACTCAAGAAATAATAACTACTTTTTTTAAAAATCATAATATCCCTGGAGAACTATTTCAAGATGAATGGAAAGATTTTGGTTATAACAGAACTCTTGCATTAGAACATGCATTTAATAAAACAGATTTTTTACTAATTTTTGATGCCGATGATGAAATAATTGGTGACTTTAAATTACCTGAAATTTTAGATAAAGACTATTATTTTCTTAATTTCGGACATCCAAAAGGTACAACTTATATTAGAGGGCAAATTGTAAATAATTCTCTAAAATGGAGATATCGTGGAGTATTACATGAATACCTCGATTCATATGATATTTATAGAACATCTTTCGTTATTCATGGTAATTATTATATAAATTCAGGTCGTTCTAGCAGTAGAAATAAAAATGAAAATAAGTATTTAAATGATGCATTAATATTAGAAAAAGCATATGAAGAAGCTGTCAAAGAAAATGATACTATTTTTGCACGTTATGCATTTTATTGCGCAAATAGTTTTAATGATTGTAATAATCCTGAAAAGGCCATTCAATGGTATAAAACTACATTAACACACGATACATGGATACAAGAAAAGTATGTTTCCTGTTTACGACTTTATGAATGTTATAAAAAAATAAATCAAAGAGAAACTGGATTTTATTATCTTGTAAAAAGTTTTGAATATGACAGAGAAAGAGTTGAATGCCTATATAATCTTGTTGAACATTATTGCTGTGAAAATATGAATGATTTGGCATATAATTATTATTTAATGGTAAAACCATTTTATGAAGGTTATTTTTTGTATAATATTAATAATATAATTCTTCAACAAAAATTATTCTTAGATGTAAGTAAATCAGACTTTTATTTACCTTATTATATGATTATTGTTAGCGAAAAAACTAAAAATTATAATACAGGTATAAATATGTATAAAATAATTTTTGATAAAAAATATTTATTATTAGAAAAATGGTGGTTAGGCAATCTTTTCTTTAACTTACAATTTTTTATTGATAAAGTAGATGAAAAAAATGATTCATCTTTTTTTTCAAAATTTTCAGAATATTTGTATTTTTTAAATTTAAATAATTATAATTTATTAAATCATTATGATGAATTATCTAAATATCAAAAATATAAAATACATATTATTGACCATATTTTTAATTCATTTTCTATTGATTCTCATATAAAACCTGTTTTTTCAAAAGAAGAATGTTTCATGTCAAAAAATATCTTATTTTATACAGGATATTCTAATGTAAAATGGAATTATACATATAGTATTAATAATGCTCTAGGTGGTTCGGAAAAAGCAGTTGCATTTTTATCTAAAAATATACCCAAAGATTTTATTGTTTATATTTGCGGAGATGTACTTGAAGAATCATTTGATAATATAATATATATACATAACAATGATTTACATAATTTATTAAATAATAATCCATTCCATACAATTATTGTATCAAGATATATTGCATTTTATGAAATATATAGAAATTTTTCAGCATATCAAACATATATTTGGGCTCATGATACAAACTTGTTACCATACGGTTCTAATCTTAATGATTATATATTAATTAAAAAATGGGATTCAAAAATAAATGGATGTATATGTCAAACTGAATGGCATAAAAATCAGTATGTCGCATTATATCCTTCTTTACAAAATAAAATTATTACTATTAATAATGGTATTTGTACCGATTTATTTACTCCATATAATAACGAAACCAAAATTAAAAATCGCTTTATTTATTCATCTTGCTCTGAACGTGGATTAATGCGATTACTTAATTTATGGAATTCTATAATATCTTTTTTACCTGATGCCGAGTTATATATTTCAAATTATAATGAATTCCCTAAAAATTCTGAGGATGAAAAAATGATGGATATTATTAATGAATACCCTAATAGTATTAAATTTATGGGTAAGTTAGATTCAAAATCATTATATAAATTGATGGCAACATGTGAATATTGGTTATATCCAAGTTATTGGAATGAAACATCTTGTATAACTTCAATGGAAATGCTTATGTCAAAAGTGATATGCTTATATTATCCGATTGCTGGATTAATTGATACAATTAAAGATTATGGTTTTGAAATAAAAGAAGGTAATGAAATTGATAAATTATTAGAAATAGTATCATTAACGAATGATGAAAAAAATAAAATTAAAAATAGAGGTTATGAATATGCTGTTTCATGCTCATGGCAAAACAGAGCAGTAGAATGGGATAATACAGTTTTTAAAAATGAAAACAACAGATTATGGAAAATAGACAGATTATGGGAAAATAATGAAAATAATGAAAATAATGAAAATAATGAAAATAATGAAAATAATGAAAATAAAATAAAAATAATTAATTTGAAAAGAAGGATTGATAGAAAAGTGAAAATGTTATTTCATTTAAATAAAGAAGGAATTAAAAATTATGAATTTGTCGAAGCTGTTGATGGGAAAAAATTAATACCAACAAGTTATATTAAAAAATTATTTGAAAATAATGATTTTCATTATAGAAAAGGTGTTATTGGATGTGCATTTTCTCATATAAAATTATGGAAAAAACTATTATATGATAAAAATTCAAACTATTATATTATTATTGAAGATGATGTTGAATTTGTTGAAAATTTTCAGGAAAAACTATATAAAGTCATTGATTTGTTTGTAAAAAATGATGAAGCAGATATTTGTTTGATTAGTGGATTTTCAATTGATAATCCAAATTATAATATAGATAATCTTATAATACAAATAAATAACAATAAAATTGTTGATGGAGCTGGAGGTTATATTATAAAAAAATCAGGAGTAAAAAAATTAATCGATTATATTAATAACAATTCTATTAAAAGAGCAATTGATACTATTTTTATCGATTGTTTCGATAAAATATATTATGTTAACGAATATATCGTTAAATCAACTTGTTATCAAATACATGGAAATACAGATACAGATATTCAATTAGATGAAGACCATATTAACTTTTCTGAATTGACAGATTATGGAAAATATACAGATTATGAAAATAATGAAATAAATAAATCAAATAAATCAAATTTTTTGATAAATAAAAATCATATTATTGGATTTCATACAAACCAAATGTGCGAACGTGGAACGGAAATTGCTTTATTTGATTATGCTTATTATAATGAAAAAATATATAATAATAAAAGTATTATATTTTATGATAAAAATAGTCAATTTAATAATAACAAAGTTATTGAAAAATTTGAAAAAAAATTTAAATGTTATGCATATAATAGTTTTTATGAAATTGAAAATATAATTATTTGCGAAAATATTGATTATTTTTATAATATAAGAAATTGTGAAGAAAAAAAATTAGTAAAATCATGCCCTAACTTAATTCATGATGTTTTTAGATTGGAACCACATGGAGAAAAATATGCAACAATATCAAAATATCTTTCCGATACTTTTAATCGAAGTGATATTCCTTTTGTTCCACATATGATCGATTTACAAAGCTATAGTAATGATAATGATAACCTAAGAAAAAAACTTGATATACCTTTATCGTCAATTGTTTTTGGAAGATATGGCGGTTTTAATCAATTTGATATTTCATATGTTCATGATGCAATTATTGATCATGTTAACAAAAATTCAAATACTTATTTTTTATTTGCAAACACAAATGTTTTTTATAAACATCCACAAATTATTTATTTAAATACTATCTATGATAATGAAGAAAAAGTAAAATTTATTAATACATGTGATGCTATGATTCATGCACGTAGTGATGGAGAAACTTTTGGATTGTCAATTGCTGAATTTTCTATTAAAAATAAACCCATCATTACTACATTTTCATCCTTACCAAATTCGGATGCTCATATAAATATGTTAGGAGATTGTGCTATTATTTACAAAAATAAAAATGATTTATTACATATTTTTGAAAATATAAAAAATATTATTGATTCTAAAAATGACTGGAATGCATTTAAGGATTATACACCTGAAAATGTAATGAAAAAATTTATGGAAATATTTATAAATTAAGAATAAGATAATACAATTTATAAAAAAAAATAATATTTATTAAACATTTCAATATTAAACATTTCAATATTAAACATTTCAATATTATAAAATTATTAATTTATTTTATAATATTTAATTATTTATAATATTTAATTATTTATAATATAATGTTACATTATTTAGATTTTGATAATACTTTTGTCGATGGTTTTTTTGTTTCAACTTGCAAACCTGAAATTTGATTTTCTAGCCCTCCCAAATTTTCACCTGATTCTTCACTAGTCAATTGAGATAATATTTCTTTATAAGCAGTAATCGCATTTTGTCCTGCTTCTTCAAGATATCCTACAACTACAGATGGTTCAACATCCTTATGATATCCTAAACGTATTACACTATTTTTATCATGTGGATGATTCTTTCTAAAACCACAAAATGATAATGTTTTATCTCCAAAATAATGAGTATCATATAAATAGTATTCAATTACTTTACCAATAGTATAATCTTCATTAACAAGAGTAATATCAAAACTGTTCTCTAATGTTGTTTCTGATGGTCTTATTATTACACTTCCTGGCTTAGGTTCATTCAATTTTTCAACTTCAGATTCCATATCAGAAATCATTATTCCTGATATAAATATATTTAATTTATTTATCATAATATTACATGCTCTAATAAGTAATTCAATATTAGAAATTACTCCAACACTTTCAATAATAAAATCAAAACTATTTTCAATAAAATGACGTTTCCCCTCTAATAAATACCAATTTTTTTCCTCAAATTCTATGTCTTCTTCTTTTACTCCTTCTTTAATCATCTTTGTTTGAATACCTTTCCAAACAGATTTAGCTTTTTCTTTATCAATTGTGTAACTATATGTACATGTAGACGCAACATTATACATACCATCTTGTTTTGCTGTTCCAATATCTAATAAACATTTAAGAGATAAACGCTCGCCATCTATATTTTCAGAAAGTTTGGGTAATAAACGAGCAAATTCAATATAATCACCTGAAATTTTTGATGGAGGGAATATTTTACGAACAGATGATTCTGACGAATATTGCTCTGTTAAAATATTTTTTATTTTAAAATCTTTTGTGGTTACATATCTAATAGTATCAGTATCATTTTTTACATCTACTTCAATAATATAATTTTTATAAGGGAAATTTAAATCATCTATATGAATCGGAATACAGCCTAAACGTTGTTTTATAATTTCATTATTTAATCTTGATGTATTTGCAGTAATTTCAGCTTTATTTTCATTATGAGGAAATGTTCTAAATACAAATGTTGGGATTTCTGACAAAATTATTCTACGAATAGCATTTGCAATACTAACATTACAATCAGATAAAGTAAATTTAAGGAAATCACCTTCTTCGATAAATGATGAAATTCTTGGATTAAGAGACATTTTTGGGTATTATGCTTATAGTATTTATTGACAAATTATTAAATCAATTTTTTATAAATGTTTTATTTATTTTATAATATTTCAAAATAGATTTTATTTCAAAATAAAAAGCATTAAAATAAATCATATTGAAAAGATTTAGAAAAAATTAGTTAAAATATCTTATATAAAACACATAAGTATTATAAATATGTCAAGTATTCTTTATTATAGTAATTTTTGTGAAAAATCTAAAAATATATTACAAATATTAGCAAAAAGTAGTACTAAAGAAGATTTACATTTTTTATGTATTGATAAACGTAAAAAAGGACCAACTGGTGCATGGTATATTATTTTAGATAACGGAGAAGAAATTGTTATGCCACCACAAGTAAATCGTGTTCCTGCATTATTACTTATGAAACAAGGTCATCAAGTATTATACGGTGAACAAATAATGCAACATTTACAACCTAAGGAAAATGCAGTTACACAAATGGCAACTAATTTTAATGGTGAACCCATGCCATTTTCTTTATCTAATGACTCAATTGGAGGATATGGTGTAGCATCTGATACTTACAGTTATTGGGATCAAAGTCCTGAAGAATTATCTGCAAAAGGGAATGGCGGTATGAGGCAATTATATAATTACGCAACGATTGATTATAATGAAAAAATTGATGCACCATCAGAAGATTATAAACCTGACAAAATTGGAAATGTAACTCTTGAACAATTACAACAAAGTAGAATGAATGATATTAAATTTGATCCAATGCCACTTGGTGCTTCTACTCCAAGTAGTAATGCTGGTTCAACATATAATTCAAAAATGCCTGCACAACCTACAGTTATGCAACAACAACAATATAATAATTTTCAACCACAACACCAACGTTATCAAAATCAACAACAATCACAATATACACAACAACCAAGACAACAACCTATGCAGCAGCAGCAACAATATCAACAACCTCAATATCAACAACAAATGCAACAACAACCTCAATATCAAACACAACAAGCTCAACAAATGCATCAACAACAATATCAACAATTACAATCTCAACAAATGCAAGCTAGACAACAACAAATGGAAGCGCAAAATATTAAACAAAGAAAAAGTGTTAGCTTTTTATAACTATAAATAAGTAAAAATAAGTAAAAATTATTTAATAAAAAAAATAAAAATATATAAAAATAATAATATAAAACAAATATTATATATTATTATAGGTAAAATGGAAAATCAAAAATCTTTATTAATGACATCATTTAATAATCATCTATTTGAATTTTTAGATGATATTCATAATGTTTTTGAAAAGGATATTGCTATTGAAACTACAAGAAGTGCATTATCTATGATTCGAAAAACAAATCCTAAAATATTGGTAACATTATGGCATTCATATGTTTCTCTTCCTTATAAACAACAAATTGATGATGACCATTTGGAATTTTTTATTGAAAAAGATTATAAACATGATTTAAATTATTTACCTTATCAAAATGAAATTATTAACCATATTGATCGTCTTAGAGAACCTATTAGAAATATGGGTAAAGAAAATCAAATGAAATCATTTCAATATATTAAAAATTTATGTAAACTTTCAAATTTATATATGAATTGTTAAAAGGTGTAAAATATCTAAAATATGTAAAATATAATTTACAATATTTATAAATAATTTACAAAATATTTATTTTATAAAATTTTACTTTTTATTTTATAAAATATTAACGATTAGTTTGATTTAAATACTAATTTATTAAATTAAAATATAAATATGGGTAAAAATAATAATTCTAAAAAATCGTCAACAGAAAGTAAGAAAAATGTTTCAACAACAGAACCTGAATTAAATAATACAGATGACACTAGTGTTCCTGATGAATTTAAAAAGGTTATCACAGATTTTATTGTAGATATTTCAAATACTTTTCCTGAGTATTGTAGTACTATTTTAAATATGTATGTTATTGTTTCACTCGTTACTGATTCAGAAACAGGAATTGAAAATAAAATGTTAGAAATTCCTGATGATAGATTAGTAGAATTATATAATCATTGTAAACAGGTTTATCCTTCTAGATTTTTTGATATTCTTTATAAAAATGAAGATATTTTTTCAAATAAAGAAGAAACAGGCAAAAATGTAGAAACAGGCAAAAATGTAGATGATAATGATATAAATACAATGTTTTTACCAACTCTTGATTTTAAATTATTATGGAATGTTCCTGATGTTTCTGATAATACAAAGGAAGCTATTTGGAAATATTTGCAACTTATTTTATTTTCTATAATTACAAACATTTCTGATAGAAACTCATTTGGAGATACTGCAAAATTATTTGAAGCTATTAATGAAGATGAATTAAAAAATAAATTACAAGAAACTTTTTCAAATATGAATAAATTATTTGATTTAAGTGGTAATTTTGATTTTGAAAATATAAAACCTGAAGATTTTGGTATTGATTTATCAGGAGTTAATTTATCTGATTTTTCACAATCTGAGCATTTTACACAATCTGATGATTCGACAAATGATAGTACAGATATAAGTAAAAACACTTTTCGGTTCCCACCTGGGTTTGAATCAATGTTTGGTAAAGGAGCTAACGGAGGAAAAAATTCTTCAGCCGATATTCCAAATCCTGAGGAAGTACACGAACATTTATCAAAACTACTAAATGGGAAAATCGGTTCTCTAGCAAAAGAATTAGTAGAAGAAACTGCTCAAGATTTTGATTTTAATTTAAACGAAGAAGCTGATGGAAATGTAAATGTAAAAAATGTATTTCAAAAAATGTTTAAAAATCCAGGTAAATTGATGAATCTAGTAAAAACAGTTGGAAAGAAAATCGATGATAAATTTAAGTCAGGTGATATTAAAGAAAGTGAATTACTACAAGAAGCAAGTGATCTTCTTAGTAAAATGAAAAATATGCCAGGAATGAATAATTTATCAGGGTTATTTAATCAAATGGGTATGGGCGATATGATGGGTGCATTAGGAGCAATGGGTGGTAAAGGAGGAAAGATGAATCTTGGTGCTATGCAAAGTCAATTACAACAAAATATGAAACATGCAAAAATGAAAGAACGTATGCAAAGTAAATTAGAACAAAAAAAACAACAACCACTACAACCACAAACATCAACCCATCATTCATCACAAAATACCACCAAACAAAATGTAAAACCCACATCATTACAATCAGAACTTGAACAATCCAAACTTATGTTACAACAACTTGAACAAACTGAAAAGCAATTAATGCAAAATGTTATTATATCTGATTTAGACCTTGATGATATTCAAAATAGTGTAGTATCTTCAAATAATGCTAACAAGTCAAGTGGAAATAAGAAAAAAAAGGGTAAGAAATAAATAATAAAAAATAAATTCGAATATATATATAACTAGTATAATGAATTCAACAACCCAATTTTGGTTAAACGAACCAACAATTTTATTTAATAAAAATTATATTGCTGAAATTTGGCCCAATCCAAATATGTCAAAAGAGAGAAAATTAAATGCTATTAGTCGTTTTGTTTTAGTAGCTAGTATTTTAGGATATTTAGTTACATTAAATATGAAATTATTATTTATTTGTATAGTAACTTTAGCTATTATTGCTGTCTTATATAAAGTACAAGCTAATAAAGAAAAAAATAAACCAAAAGAAGAAGTAACCAAAGAAGGTTTTGAAAATGTTAAAAAAATTAATAAATTATTAGAAGAACAATATACTATGCCAAGTAATAATAATCCTATGATGAATGTATTATTGCCTGAAATAAGTTATAATCCTAAAAGACAATCAGGTGCTCCTTCATTTATGCCATTAATCGAATCAGATATTAATTCATCTACTAAGAATTTTGTAAAAGATACCTTTTCAGATGAAACTAATGAAGAAAAAGAATCTATTAAGAAAAAACTTTTTGCAGATTTAGGTGATAATTATACTTTTGATGATTCAATGAGAGTTTTTTATACAACACCAAATACACAAATACCAAATGATCAAGGTGGGTTTGCTCAATTTTGTTTTGGAGATATGATCTCTTCCAAGGAAAATAATCCTTTTGCTCTTGAACGCAATAATCCAAGACTCGGAGCTGTAATTAATTAATTTTTATAATTTTTTATAATTTTTTATATTGTAAAATAATTACTTTTATTACACCGACCGAAAAGAAAAATGAGACAAAAACAACTTAAAGATATGTAATATATTACATATAAGTAATATTGAGATGTGGTTACTTCCCTTTTTGGTTAAGCAGTTACAAGTGAGTTGAGAAAACAAATATACCTTGTAACAAATTTCTACTCATTTCGTCCTTCACCAGTTTTGCTGGGTTAAGTTGGACTATCGTAAGGTGAAACTCCTTACTATTGATATTAGAAGGAACTAATAATCCCTTCAACATCAAATAAACCATTTAGAAAATTGTCTCATTTTTCTTTTTGGTTGGTGTAATTATTTTAACATTATGATTTTTATATAAAAAACATAATGTTTAATTTAGTAAAATATATTTTCAAATATATATATAGATAAGTATTATATGGCATACGTAAAAGATTATGTTTTTGATAATATGTCAAGAATAGGGGAAGACAGTTGTGGCTTAGACCAAAGAAATATTCAAAACCTTAACTCAGGCAATTATGTTTTACAAAATTATTTTTTGGCTGAATGTAATATGTCAAAACCAATTGACTTCGCTACTAGTCAACCAGGTATTAATTATAAAGGTGGTTATCAAGTAGGAGCAGGCGGTTGCAATATTGATGCCAACTCTGAACTTATAAATGGGAGCATTAATACACATCCAAGATGTCGTATTAGTCTTTTTGAACGTCCATTTAAGACTGTCCCTTATTTAGGAAGAGGTGAAGCCAATCCACTTTTAGAATCTCGTCTTCTTCAAGGAGATTATAATATTAATAAGAAAAGTATTAATCCTAGTACAGAAATGTGTTATATTGATTACCAACAATATCCTTTAATTCCTACTGTTGCCGCTACTATTAGTAATCCTGCAAATCTTGTTGAAGGTGTTGCCGTTAATGGTTGGATTCGTGGTGGCGTTCCTTCACGTGAACTTGAACGTGAAAATGCATATTCATCTTGTGGTAATTAGATCGACTAAAAATAAGTTACATTATAAATAAATGATAAATGAATGATAAATAAATGATAAATGAATGATAAATAAATGATAAATGAATGATAAATAAAAAAATAAATAACTATTAAAAAATATTAAAAATATTTGATTTATAAATTTATATGTATAATACAGACTTTATATGTACATATAAATTACACGACGATGAAAATCAAGACGACATGTATCGGATTGATTATTTAAATGCATTTGGATTAAAAGAATTTGAAGGAGAAAAAATAATGGAAATTGTGGAACTTTTATATAATAAATATAAAAATAATAATGATTTAAAAAAAATATTAGAAAAACATCATTATTTCTATATTGAACCTAAAAATAATACTCCTAATTATGAATTTATTTTTCAAAGTTTATTTTCATTTGACACTTTTGATATTTTTCATAAATGTTTAATTAAACTAAATAATAATGAAGCGATTGATAATGAAACCAAGAATCAATTATATGAAATTTATAATAAAAATAAAAAATAAAATTAATATATTTTTTTATAATATATAAGTATATTTGAATATTAATGGCATCAACTAAAAATAAAAATACAGCACCAAATTATTGTTTACAGCAGCGTCAATTTAGAGATAATATGTCTCACATTATGTATGAAAATTCTCAAAATGGCAAAGCATATTTTAATAGTTTACCATCATTAGGTTTTAATCCTACATATATGTCTCGTGAAGAGTTTTCTAAAAATTCTGTTGATATTGAATCAAACCTTTTTGGAATTAATTCAACCAATTTAGTTAACCCTCAAGAACCTGTTAAACCTAATATGATTCATTTACCTGAAGTTAAATACTTTGATAGAATACCACTAATTATGCCTACGCCATTAATTGTTGAACGTAATCAACGACCTTTTCCTGTACCTCAGTAATAATTATCATTAAGTATAATTCATTATATATTTTTTATTTTGTATTAATAAATATATAATCATGTCAGGTGTTATAACAAATATTGTTACATCAGGATATTTAAAAACATATAGAGATACAGGAGGTGGTAATGGTGTAATTGGAGGAACCGGTGCAACTGGTGCTACTGGCGCTACTGGCGCTACAGGAGCAAGTGGTGTTACTGGATCAACAGGCGCTACCGGCGCAACAGGAGCAACTGGTTCTACAGGAGCAACAGGAGCAACCGGCGCTACAGGAGCAACTGGTTCTACAGGATCAACCGGAGCAACCGGCGCAACCGGTGCAACAGGCGCAACAGGAGAAACAGGAGCAACAGGATCAACTGGAGCAACAGGAGAAACAGGAGCAACAGGAGCAACCGGCGCAACTGGTTCTACAGGAGCAACAGGAGCAACAGGAGAAACAGGAGCAACAGGAGCAACTGGAGCAACAGGAGCAACCGGAGCAACCGGCGCAACTGGTTCTACAGGAGCAACTGGTTCTACAGGAGCAACTGGTTCTACAGGATCAACCGGAGCAACAGGAGCAACCGGCGCTACAGGAGCAATTGGACCATCCGGAGCAGGTGGCGCATTAGGTTATTATGGTTCTTTTTATGATACTCAAACAAGAGGAAATACTGGTGCAACATTAGCTACTCCAATCGCAAATTATATGTGTTTAGATACAACAGCTGAAAATTTAGGTGTTATTATTCAAAATGATGCATCAGGAAATCCAACTAAAGTTGTTACTCAATTTGCTGGGGTATACGATATACAATTTTCTGCACAATTAGAAAAATTGAGCGGTGGTTCAAGTAGTGTTGTTAATATTTGGTTAGTTAAAAATGGCACAAATGTCGTTTATACAGATACAAAAGTTGCTGTTAGTGGAAGTTCAAGTTCAAGTTTAGAAGTTCCAGCATGGAATTTTGTTTTAACTATGGCTGCAAATGATTATATTCAATTAGCATGGTATAGTAGTGATCTTAATGTAGCATTAAAATCATTTTCAGCAGATGCTGGTCCACCTCCTTCTCCGGCTGTTCCATCTGTTATTTTAACAGTTACCCAAGTTATGTATACCCAACTAGGTCCTACAGGAGCAACCGGCGCAACTGGAGAAACAGGCGCAACTGGAGCAACTGGAGCAACTGGCGCAACAGGCGCAACTGGAGCAACAGGCGCAACTGGAGAAACTGGAGCAACCGGAGCAACTGGTGCCACAGGCGCGACTGGTTCCACTGGAGCAACTGGAGCAACTGGTGCCACAGGCGCGACTGGTTCTACAGGAGCAACCGGAGCAACCGGTGGATTCTCTCCATTAGGAACAAACACTGGTGAATACATTTATTGGAACGCAGGTGGTGCTGGTTCAACTGCCAATGCATGGAATGTGGGAACCACAAACATACGGCTCGGAAGAAATGCAGGCCAGACAGGACAAGGCACGAATGCAGTTGCCCTGGGCGAACAAGCTGGAAATAATAGTCAGGGTGCAAATGCAGTTGCGATTGGATATCTCGCTGGTCAAACTGGGCAGCGCGCAAACTCCATTGTGATCAATGCACAAGGAACTGCCCTCAATACAGGAGCAACTGGAACCTGTTTTGTCGCCCCCATTCGTAATCCAAATACTAGTTATGACAATTTTTTGAATTATGACACAACTACTAAAGAAATTGTTTATAATTATTTTATGCTTCCAGTTGGTGTTACATCAGCACGACCAAGTCCAGCCGTTACAGGTATGATGAGATTTAATAGTGAAACAGGATTTCCTGAATTTTATAATGGAACTAGTTGGCTATCTTATGCTATTTATCCATTAATTACTATTACAACACCATCGTCGGTTACAACTACTTCTACATTTTCACCTGGATTTAGTTACTCTTTTACAAGTATTGGAACTTATACTATACAAGTTACAAATGGATATGCTAAATCAGCATTAACAATTAATGGTGCAGGAGGTGGTGGTGGTGATGCTGGAACATCTACAGGTGGTAATGGTGGTAGAAGTACAGGAACAGTTACATTATTATCAACTTCAACATATTATATGTTAATTGGTGGAGGTGGAACTTATCAAGGTCCAGGTGCCGGACCAGGTTCTACTGTTGTTGGAGGAGGAGGTCTTGCTGGAACACAAGGTTACGGTGGTCAAGGTGGTGGATATAGTGGGTTATTTATAACATCAGTTTCTCAAGGTAATTCTATTTTAATCGCTGGTGGTGGAGGTGGTGGTGCTTATGAAGCAGGAACAAATGGTGGTGCTGGCGGTGGTTCATCAGGTGCAGCTGGTGCCAATGGTCTTGATACAGGTGGTGGTGGTGGTACACAAGTTGCTGGCGGTGCTGCTAGTAGTGCTGCTGGATCTACTGCTGGTTCAGCATTACAAGGAGGTAGTCCAAATAACAGTGGAGATGGTGGTGGAGGCGGTGGTGGTGGTGGTGGTTATTGGGGTGGTGGTGGTGGTGCAGGAAGTAATCCAGGTTCAGCAGGTGGTGGTGGGTCAGGCTATTTTAATGCATCATTAGTAACATCAGGTGTTACAACCCAAGGTGCAGGTTCTGCTGGAGGTGGTGCAGGATCGAATGGTACTCAAGGAAATGCAACATTATCATATACCGCTTAATTCGCATAATTTTTTTGAATAAATTATAATTTACTAATAATATAATAATTTATAATTCAAATACTTATTTTCATATGAGATTCAAATACTTATTGAAAAAGAATCTGATACTTGATCTCCTCTAACATTATTTAAAAAATCATGTAAATTATTTTTAACTACATATGTATCATCTAATGTTAAAATAAATTTACATTGTTTCCCTGCTAAATCAAAACATTTATTATATTAAAATGTAATTTTTTATTATTTAAAACATCTTCATCTGATATTTTACCATATATTTTTTGATTTTGCATATTTTCATTATATAATTTATATAATTCAATTAATATAAAACCTCCATGAGTTGGTTGAATAAAACATATATTATTTAACAAATTATGTATTTGAGATAATTTATAAATAAGAGATGATAATCTTTCATATAATCCTACATTTTCTATTATTTTTAAAGTATTATATTTTGCTGATGTTTCTATTAAATTAAATTCATTATCACAAACATTGTATTTTTTTTTATTTATTAAAAGTGTTTTCATTATAAATAATATATAAATATAACTTTTATATATTATTTTGGGTTTATTTGTTTGATTTTTTTAATTTATTTCTTTGGTTTATTTTGAAAATTTATTATTTATTATATATATAATTATGTCAAAATTTCCAAATTATGCTTCATATCATCATTATGTTGGAACATATAAAAACCCTATAATGGGAATACCAGGTATTCAAGGACCACCTGGACCTGCAGGTATTAATGGATTAAATGGACTTTCCGGACCAAAAGGAGATAAAGGAGATAAAGGAGATAAAGGAGAACAAGGACAACAAGGTTCTCCTGGCCCTCAAGGAATTCAAGGTTTAAAAGGAGATAGAGGAGATAATGGAGAACAAGGTATTCAAGGAGATACAGGACCTCCAGGAGAACAAGGTCCTATTGGATTAACTGGATTAGTGGGTCCAATTGGTCCACAAGGAGTACAAGGACATCAAGGTGTAGAAGGACCTCAAGGTCCTGAAGGTCCGCAAGGTCTTGTCGGTCCACAAGGTCCACAAGGTTCTCAGGGTCCACAAGGTATTAAAGGCGAACAAGGTATTCAAGGTGAACGTGGAATTCAAGGTATAAAAGGTGAACAAGGTATTCAAGGTATTCAAGGTATTCAAGGACCTAAAGGTGATAAAGGTGATACTGGACCATCAGGAAAAGGTTTTAAAGTTATTACATCTATTGATACTATTTCTGATTTATCATCATTATCCTTAACAGAAGATAAAATTGGGGAATTTGTTATTGTTGATAATACTGATTTTTATTTATTTGTAGGTGAAGATAATGGAAATATTGGATTAAATAATTCTTTTATTTATACAAATCAAATAACTAATGAAATTGTTATAGTTGGTCCACAAGGTATACAGGGTGAAGATGGAATTCAAGGTCCTGAAGGTCCAAACGGTCCACAAGGACCCCAAGGTATTCAAGGCGCACAAGGTATTCAAGGTCCTCAAGGTATTCAAGGTATTCAAGGACCTAAGGGCGAAAAAGGGGAACAAGGTATTGAAGGACCTAAGGGAGAACAAGGTATTCAGGGTATTAGAGGTGAACAAGGTATTCAAGGTCCACAAGGTGAACAAGGTGTTCAAGGTCCTCAAGGCGAGCAAGGTATTCAAGGACCTAAAGGAGATACTGGTGATATTGGACCTCAAGGAAAAGGATTTACCATTTTTAAAACTATTGAAAATATTTCTCATTTATCAACATTAACAGCATCACCAAATAACATTGGTGAATTTATTCTTGTTAAAGGTGGTGAATTATATGTATATATGGGTGATAATAATGGTAATACAGGTTTAAATAACGCATTTACATTTGTAAATGATATTACTGATGAATCTACAATAACTGGACCAAAAGGTGAACAAGGTATTCAAGGTCCACAAGGACCACAAGGTGAACAAGGGACAATTGGTCCAAAAGGTGAAAAGGGAGATAGTGGTGAACAAGGTCAACAAGGTGAACAAGGCATTCAAGGTCCAATCGGTCCAAAAGGTGAAAAGGGAGATACTGGTGAAAAAGGAGAACAAGGTATTCAAGGTTCACAGGGTGAACAAGGTATTCAAGGTCCTCAAGGACAACAAGGACCACAGGGTGAAAAAGGTGAACAAGGTATTCAAGGTCCTCAAGGACAACAAGGACCACAAGGTGAAAAGGGTGAACAAGGTATTCAAGGAGAAAAAGGTGAGAAAGGTGATAATGGACCACAAGGTCATCAAGGACCTCAAGGTGAAAAAGGAGATATTGGACCACAAGGAAAAGGGTTTACTATTCTTAAAACTATTGAAAATATTTCTGAATTATCAACATTAACACTATCCACAAATAATATTGGCGAATTTATTCTTGTTAAAGGTGGTGAATTATATGTATATCTTGGCGAAAATAATGGAACAACTGGGTTAAATAATTCTTTTTCATTTGTGAATGATATTACCGATGAAAGCATTATTACAGGACCTGCAGGAGAATCCGGTCCTCAAGGTGAAAAAGGTGAAAAAGGAGATGTTGGTCCAATGGGTCCACAAGGAGAACAAGGTATTCAAGGTCCAATCGGCATACAAGGACCTGAAGGTTCTATTGGACCTCAAGGACCTCAAGGATCTCAAGGTGATAAAGGAGAACAAGGTATACAAGGACCTCAAGGTATCCAAGGTGAAAAAGGTGAAAAAGGTGAAAAAGGTGATATTGGTAATCAAGGAAAAGGTTTTACTATTTTTAAAACAATAGATAATATTTCTGAATTATCAACATTTATACCATCATCAAATAATATTGGAGAATTTGTCCTTGTTAAAGGAGGAGAATTATATGTATATATGGGTAATAATAATGGAACAATTGGTTATAATAATTCATTTACATTTGTAAATGATATTACTGATGAATCTGTAATTACAGGACCAAAAGGTGATCAAGGTATTCAAGGACCACAAGGTATTCAAGGACCACAAGGTATCCAAGGTGTTCAAGGATTACCAGGACCACAAGGACCAATCGGCCCCCAAGGACAACAAGGCCTAATTGGTCCCCAAGGACCACAAGGAGAACAAGGACCGCAAGGTATTCAAGGACCAAAGGGTGATACAGGTCCAGCTGGAGTTCATGGTCTTACTATATTACCAAAATTTAGAGTATCAATACTTCCAAATACATTAAAAACTACTGTTGGAGCATTTAATATTACAAATATTCCATATAATAATAAAAATTATGATGTAAATTTTAATGGAGTTAGTGCAAATAATTTTAATTTAACAACAGGAAAATATACTGTTCCTATTTCAGGTAATTATACATTTAATTACGCATTCGATTGTTCTGCAAACTCAAGTATAAATAATCCTCCATATGCATCTTTTATTGCTGTAAATGATACAAGTGTTTATCCTTCAAATCCAAATGGTTCATTATATCTTACATCATTAAATATGAGTACAATTTATAATGTCTATAATCCAAATGTATTTATTAACAATTCTACTGGTTCAATTAATCTAGATTTATCTGCAAATGATACTGTTGAAGTTATGGGATTTTTCCCTACTGATGGTAATATTTTTTTTAATAGTGGATTTTTTAATGCACCATTATTAAATGCTGTTGGTGGTTCAATTTATTATCTTGACAATAATAGTTCTAACCGTCGTCAAAATATACCTTATACTGGAGGATATGTTATTCACATTTTTACAAGTGGTACTACTATATTTAACCCATCGTTTAATGGACCTATTGAATACTTATTAATAGGTGGCGGTGGTGGAGGTGGTTCCGGTCAATCTAATACATATTTTGGTGGTGGTGGTGGTGCAGGCGGTTTTAAATCAGGTATTTTAAACGTAACTAGTGGTACAAAATATACAGTTATTATTGGAGAAGGTGGAAAATATAATAATATCAATGGTAGTAATGGAAGTAATGGGCAAAATAGTGTTTTTGGTCCAATTACTGCAAGTGGTGGTGGTGCAGGTGCTGCAAATTCATTACCAGGAACAGGCGGTTCAGGAGGTGGTGCAAGTTTTATTTCTAAAGTAGGCGGTGCCGGAAATATTTCATCTTCTAATCCAACTGAAGGATACGCAGGAGCATCATATGTTGACAATACTGCAAAATTAGGTGGCGGTGGTGGTGGTGCTGCTTCAATCGGTAATGGTAGTACTGGAGGACAGGGTATTTCAAGTTCAATTTCAGGTGAAATGATAACATATTGTTTTGGTGGATCTTCAGGTGTTGTTTCAAATCCACAAATACCAAATATTGGAGCAGGTGGAAATGGTGGAAGACCAAATGATAAAGTTGGTAATGATGGATCAAGCGGTATTCTTATTATTAAATATGAAGTCAATTATTCTTTAATGGGAGTCAATACTACATGGTTTTCAGGTGTTATGAATTCTTATTAGTTCAATAATATAAACATAAAATAAGTATTCGAATTATTCATAATTTATAAAAAATATTAAATTATGAATAAATTTTTATCAATTAATCAATCATAAATATTATCATTATTATTTAATTATCACCTTTATTATCAGTTACATCTATTTCTTTACTATCAACTCCTTCTCCTTCAAAACCATGAGCTTCCATGTGTTCCTTCTCATCTAACATTGCACGCTCCTCTTCTATAATTTGCTTCCTCATTGTAAAATTTAAAGTATACATTTGCTTAGCAGGATGTTGCGTATTAATATATTCAATCGCACGCTGAATTGTTAAAGGCAATTTTTGTTCTCTTAATTCATTTAAATAAATCTGATGTAATGAAAACATATGCGTACGAAAATGCTTTGGATATTCATTTAAAGGTTTCGTCTTCTTTACATAACATTCTACATAATTTTGATGTAAGTTTTTAGTATACGCATGTAATTGGTTTCTAAAAATTTGAAATTCTTTTTTATGTTCAGGAAAATATTTTAAATATTCACCAACCTTTCCTTCTTGACGTAATGCCAAATATTGATATTGTAATTTCGGTTGATTTCCTCTAAGTGATTTCACCATTTCATATGATGCATTTCGAAATTTAACCCTCTCACCAGTTAATTGATTACGAAACATTAAACCAACAATGTAATACGGTGAATTCATAGTTGTATATTTATTCTTAAAATATTCAACAATATTACTAGTATTTTCAACATTATTTAAATCAATTTGATACATTTGGGGTTTCTTTACATTCAAACTATTCCAATCAATTGTATTACTATAGGTAATATCTGTTACTTCTAACGTATCCTGATTCACTTTATATACCGCTGTTACATAAATACTTGCCTTCTTAATAGGAGATACAATACGATTTCGAGGATGCTGTAACACAAAACTGTACATATAATCCTTAGGAAGAGTATCAAATTCAAAACCAATCTTATTACAAGCATCTAAAAACATATGACGAAATGTATCATTTATTGTAATTGGTACAGATTCCTGCTTTCCTGATTTATTAAAATTCGCAAAAAAAGAAACCTTTGCACCAACAGTACTCTTCGTTGCTAACTCCCATACTCCTCCACCTTCTTGTTCTTCATTTGGTTGAAAAAACATATTAATCATAGTTCCTTCTACAAATTCCTCTACATGCCATTCATTGCTTCCGTCAGACTTCCCAATATAATTCTTATTAATATTATCAATAACAGCTTCATTCGGATATAAAGACTTTGGAGGAGAAAATGCTACAACTCTTCCTGTATCATCCAATACAATAGAACGAAAAATTCCAATTGCATTATACATATCATATGTCATTCCTAATTTTTCATATTTAATTATTTGATAATGATGATTATTTGCTCTCCATGTTTTTGATGTAAGCTTTAGAGCATGCAATAAATCTTCAACATCTTTTTTGTCTTCAGCAGTTACTTCATCTTTACTAGTTTCAATACCCTGGGTTGTTCCTTTATAATTATTTATTTTTCGAATAAGACGAAAAAGCTTTAAAATATCCATATTCCTAACAAGTTCAAACATTGTTTATCTATACTTATAATGTGTATACCACGTATATAACTCTTATAGTATTCTCTTTAATATATATTTAATTATCTTTTTTTTCGTAAATCATAAAAATTTCTGTTATAAATATAAAGTAATGACGGATATTTCCAATAAAGAAGTAATTCAAAATCCTTATATTGAACAAGAAAGAGAAGATGAACCTACTAAAAATATACAAGAAGAAACATCTGATTCATCTGATATTATTATTCAATTTGAATTAGGAGATATTATACAAATAAATGCACCTTCAAATCAAAGTATAAATGATATGATTTTTGTTATTAATTATATTGATGAAACAAAGATTAAATTAATTAATGTAATAAACTTAAGCACAACAACATTAAATATTTTACCATCAGGAAAATTAAGCGATGAATCTATTCAATCTATATCTATTTTGAGTCGCCCTGAAACACCTGGTTATGCACAACAAAATAAATTATTACCAAAAACATGGATTGACATTTATTTCGGTGGAGATTTACCAGTTACTATAACAGGACAAATAACTAATTTAGAAGATGATATGATTGAAATTAAAACATTTCCTGATGAACAAATTATTTATATTGATTTCGCATATAGAGGTATTCCTGAAAATATCCCAATTGAACGCATTGTTATTAGAACTCCACCTTCTAGTATTCAATTATCAAAAGTAACCGAATTAACAACAATTCCTGAATCTCAAAAACGAATTTTACAAGGTGAAGGTCAAGGTGAAGGTGAAGAATTTCCCATTGGTTCAGCTAGTATTCAAGGAGTAGAAGTTCTTGAACAACAACCGGAAATTCCATATGAACAAGTTAAAACTGTTTTAAAAGAAATTTTATTAGAAGCTGACCAAATTGAATTTGGAGAAGATTTAGAAGTTATTAAACAAACAATTGAAGTTCCTGAAGAACAAAAAAGATTTAGTATTGAAAAACAATGCAATGATTTATTAAATGAATTGTTATCTACTGTACCAAGTGATAAGAGAACTAGAAAAGTAATGCAAAATATTAATACTATTATTAATCGTTTTAAACAATTAAGAGAAGAATTTTCAACTATTGATAAAAATGGAAATATTGTTATACCTAAACGTAAAGAAGAAGATTATAAACCTCTTGTTGATACACTCATAAACCTAAATAAAAAATTATTTTGGATTATACCTGTTGTAAAAAATAAGAAAAAAATCTACATTGAAGAAGAAGAAGCTAATATTGATATTGAAGAACAAATATCAGATGTATCATTAATGTCAGAATCTGCAGACGTAATGATAGATAAAATTAATAAAATTCAAGATAGTTTTAAATCAGGCGAAGATTCATTTACTAGTTATCTAACAAAAATAAATAATGAATTCACACCATTTTCACTTCCTGATTATACTGATAACCTTCTTACTGTTAAAAGTGTTAATGATAATCTAAATGCAGTTGTAAATAATCTTGAAAATTTTTATTCAAGTATATTTAAAAATAATTTTATTAATAAAAGAAAATTTGTCATTCAAACATATAATTTGGCACTAAATAAACTTGATACAAAAGATTCAAAAGGTTCAAGAATGCGAGCTTTCCCTGTTAAATTAACCGATAATGATAAAATGGCTGTTAGCTCTTTTATGACATTGCCTGAATCTACAATAACATATTCACATATTAATTTGCCAATGACAAATATATTAGATAGAGCAAGTTTAAATATGAATCATATTAATTATTGGGAACTATTACGACAGAATACAAATGTAAATGTAGAGTATATTGATAATCTTAATACTCCTATTTATTTTGATCCTGAAACTATGTTACAGTCTATAAAAACAATTGTATTAAATGAAGATATTACTGATAATGATAAATTCGTAAAATTTATTCAACTCATTACTCCAACTACCAACGCATTTTTTGAAATGTCTAAAAAATATATTAATGGGAAAATTTCATTAACAGATGTTTTACATTATCTTGAACCATTTATGATTTATCAAAATGATATTAATAATGAACAATACATACATATTGTGGAATTTATTAATGAACGTATTATTAATTTTAAAAAGGAATTTATTGCAAATTCACGTGATTTTAAAAAACTATCAAATACGCAATATATGAAATTATATAGCGGCGTTTCATTATTATATAATTTATTGAGTAGTTCAAAAACAAATATATTAGCAAACGATGTATTAGAATTATATGGTTTCACTAGAGAACAATATATCGAGCCTACAAATGAAGAATACAAAAAAATAAAAGAAATTGAATCATCTATGGCTATGGAAAATCCATCAAAACGTCTTAGCGTTATTAAAGAAATTGGATCACAACAAACCCAACAAATTATGGTTGGAGGCGATGGAAATTATGATAATGATAATGTACCTAATACAGTATTATCAAATTCAGAATTACTATATAAAATATTAATTGTTGATAAAACTCGTTTATATATGAATGCAATTGCTTTGTCAAATATTGATTTGATTACACCATTCGATTTTGATAGTTTATATGATCAAGAAGGTAAAATATTTAATGAAAGAATGACTCAAGAAAATAAAGAAAATAAATGCAAAAATTATGTACTTACTAAAAAATATATTGATGCTGATGAACTAAATGAAGATAACGGTATTGATGTTTATTATGATAAATCATACGATTTTACTGATTATGGTTTCCTTAAAAAACATTCGAAAAAACAACTTGAACTTTCCCCTTCAGATTTTATAAGTTATCTCAATGATAAATACATGAAAGATACAAATATGGATTTATCCGATGCATCACGTGAAGTAGAAGATATTATGAGAGGTAAACGTTTAGTTCGTGATGGTCAATATGCAGTATTAGAAATAAACGATGGTGAATCATATGATTATTACATTCGTAAAAATAATACATGGGTAAGAGATGAAACTATTCCTTCAAGTACATCATTAAATGATACATCATATTTTTGTAATATTCGTGATAATTGTTTTACAATTGATAAAAAATGTATGGATAATAACTTGGCATCTGATTTTGTGAAAAATGATATAATTAAACAAATGGAAAATGAATTTGATATTAAATATCATGAATCTCGTGATAGAATTATCAATTTAATAAACAAAAAATATAACTATGATGCAATGAATATAATAAAATTAGAAAAACTAGATAATAAAAAATTGTACAAATATAATAATATTCAATATGTAATTGGTGCAGATGAATTTAATATAGAAAATATTGAAAAACAAAAAGGAAAGAAAGAAATAATTATTTCACCACACGCACGTCTTAGAGATTTAATATTAGGAGAAACTGATTATGTAAAAAAGCAAAAATATATCATGCGTTTTGCAAGAACATTTACTAGAAAATCTGATAATCCTTATTCTGATGAAGAAAATGCATGGTTGTATTGTATTGAAACTGGTGTAAAATTATTACCTTCTTTTTTAGAAACTATTGCTTCTGCATTTTTAAATAAAGGAGATGTTGTAACAGTAATTGATACAATTTGCAAAGAACGTGGTCAAATGAGTGAAGATGGTGATTCATGGGTAGATAAATATAGTGGTTATATTATTAAAAAGATTGACTTAGACATTGAAGAAGGTTATGATGAATCAGGATTTAAATTACACACTAGAGAAATAATGGAAATGAATATGGGTACTGCATTATTACAAAGTCAAAAAGAAAAACTTGAACCAGTATTTTCAAATCAAGAAGCACAAATTTCAAGCAATATTATTACAACTCTTGCAAACTATATGGGTATTGATATTGAACATCAAAGAAAATTTATTATTGATAATGTAATGATAATTATGGATACATTGAAAAATGAAGAAGTTTATAAAAAGAGTGCAGAATTATTTATGAAAACCCATAATAAAGCAATTGCACCATATAAAGATTATAGAAATAGTACTCTTTTACTATCTACTCTTGCATTTTTAATAACATCCATACAATTTTCTATTCCTTCAGTAAAAACAAGAAAAACATTCCCTGGATGTATACGTTCATTTATTGGTTACCCTATTGATAATGAGGGCGATGATAGTACTATAAAATATATTGCATGTATTTCTTTAAAATTAGATAATACATCATCACCATGGAATACATTAAAAAGAACATCCCAAGATTCTCTTATAACAAAAATAAAATCAATTATTGATAAATATATTGTATCTAATCCAATTATACAAACAAAATTTTCTGAAAAACGTGACTATTTATTATTAAATGTTGATGAAGAAATACCAATTGATCATGATATTAAGAAATGGATCAATTTTCTACCACCACTTGTAGAATTAAAAATGAAGACACCTCAACCACCTTCATCTGATTTTAAAGGCAGATTATTAGAAGACTTAAAGAAAGGTTCAAAAGATCAAGATGAGAAAATTAATGTATTGCGTTCTAAGATTATTCAATTCTCACTTTCTATTCAAGAATTAATTCATAAAGTAGTTAAAAGCGAAAAAGCTATTTTAACAAATAATGTAAATGAACCATTTCTAGAAAATGCATGTTGCAATAAGCTTGGTTCTATTAATACTATTCAATATTTTGTATCAAAAGAGCCTGAAATAGTTACATATGATACTCAAGTTGTTGAATTAAGTAATATAATTGAAGATATTATAAGTGCCCAAACACCATGTTATTTGTATGATGAATCTAATACACGAATTAAATATCCAACTATCCCTGATAATTTTGATGAAAAAACTATTTATCTAGCATTTATTACTTTTTGTAAATTTAATACACATATATCCATTCCTGAAAACTTACAAATTCTATGTCATGAAAAACCACGAAATTATAATTCAGATGATAGTTTAAGTGATCGTATTAAACAAATAAAAAATAATCGAATTGAATATAGTGAAAAATCATTAGAAGCTTTATTGCAAATAGTAAATGAAAATAATATTATTCATTTAAATTTAAATGAAGAAGAAATATCATTTGTTCAAACTATACGAGAATTACTAAATAATTATGAAAGAACACAAAACAATCAAATACCAATTCAATTACAAATATTATTAAAACAATTACTTGATACATTTGATATGACATTCACCGAAGATACTGATACTATGAGAGATTTAAAAAATTATCTAGGTGATTCCAATATTACTCTTTCTTCTGAAATTATGACATTTATAACATCAAATTGTAATTTGGATAAAACAAGAAAAGAAAAAATTGCAAGTATTTTAAATAATATTATGGATTTTGAGGAAATTGGTAATGATATTTTGATGACTAAAAATGATAATTCAACATATAAAGCTATTCAATTTACACAAAATTGTATAAATAATATTATTAATATTTTCCCTCAAATGATAATAAATAACGTCTCATTTAAAGATATCAAAATATCAAAACATTGGGAATTATCAAATATTCATATGAAAGATATTCAAAATATTGTTGAACGTCATTATAATAAACTTAATAAATTCTTAGAAAGTGAAGATACTATTTTATTACCTATATTACAAAATATTAAACAAAATACAAATGAATGGTATAAACTTGCATTAAATACACCACTTCTTGCTGAAATTAAAAATTCAAAAACAAATGAAGGTTTCTTTTCTGTTTTTAATGATAAAATTGTAAAATTATTATATACCTTTTACTTTTTAAATATTCTATATACATATATTCGTTTATCAAATGACAAAAATTTAATAAAAAATGATACAATAATTATTCCACGTGAAGATCCAAGTGAATTAATTTCTATTCAACAAGCGGAAGATGAAAATGCAGGTCAAGTAAATGAATTTCAAATGATATCAGGAAAACAAATTGAAATTTCAAAAGAATTGGCACTTTTACTTGCATCATTCTTAGAAATTATTGAAAATGATAAACGTTTAATTAATGTTACTACTAAAAGTATAAAAGAAGATATTACAAGAACAAAAGATAAAGAAAAAGATGAAATTGTAACTCGCTTAGGTGATTTATCTATTGAAGAAAGAAAAGTTGAAAATCTAAAGAAAAACCTTGGATTGGGTGATTGGGGTAAAATTAAAGGTTTGGTTGTATATGAAACTGATACATATGAAAAAGAAAGAAGAGATATGGAAAAACGTATTGCTGCAGAAAAGAAATTGAAGAAAAAAGATTATGTTTCAGACATGAATATTGATATTTATATGAGAGATATGGAAGCTGATGAAGCTGCGCAAGCAGAAATTGATGCTGAAGTATATGATTTGACTGGAATCGGAGAAGATGATGTACCATTTATGGAAGATAATGATGATGGTGCTGAAAACATTCGCGATGCTTATGATGATTATTAAAAATATTACGGTAATATCATGCGAAACATTTTTTTATATTATTATTTTTAACATGTAATAATATAAAATCCTAGTCCTCCCAATGAATGTAATCAATTATTTTTTTAAATTTTGAAATGGGATTTTCAAAAATGGACAAAAATAAAATGTCCATTTTTGATTTTGGCATATTAATAATAGAAAAAAACGTTGAAAAAGTGATTGTGACCATAATGCTCTAAATTCCATTTTTTGAATGAAAAATTTGTTACGATAAATTTTTTCGTTTTTTTATATATTTAAAAAAAACAATTTAGGCATTTTTTATGTATCCAATTAGAATATATAATGGATACAAAAAAATGCCAAAAAAATGCCGAAAAATTTTATTGTAAAAGTTGTGATTTTAAATGCAGTAAAGAAAGTAATTATAATAACCATTTATTGACACTGAAACATAAAAGAATACAAGAGAATACAAAAAAATGCCAAAAAATGCCCCAAAATGAAAATATAAATGAAAATATAAATGAAAATATAAATGAAAACAGTAAAATAAATATATGTGAATGTGGAAAAACATATAAATATTGGTCAGGATTATGGAAACATAAAAAAAAATGTAATGATAGTAAAAATAGTGATAGTAAAAATAGTGATAATAAAAATAGTGATAGTAAAAATAGTGATAATAAAAATATAGAATTATCTAATATTGAAGAACCTCATAAAGATGATATAGTAATAATAAAAAAAGAAAACAAAGAATTAAAAGAACTCATATTAGAAATTATGAAACAAAATGGTGAATTACTTAAAAAAATAACCGAAACAACACCTCAAAATTTAACAATAAATTCAAATAATAATTGTAATAATAAAACATTTAATTTACAATTCTTTTTGAACGAAACATGTAAAAATGCAATGAATCTTAATCAATTTGTAGATAACATTGATATTACCATGGATGATTTAAAGTATACACGAATCAATGGATTAGTGGAAGGAATTAGTAATATTATTATACGTGGACTTAATCAGCTAGAAATTCATGAGCGTCCGATTCATTGTACAGATTTAAAACGTGATACGTTATATATTAAAGATAAAGAAAAATGGACGAAAGATGAAAATAATGAAAAGTTTAAAGAAACAATTGAAGGAATTATTGAAAAAGAACAATATGCATTAAACATGTGGACCGATGCTCATCCTGATTGGGACAAAGTAACGCATTTACAAGATGAATATGTATTAATGGTAAATCGTTTATACCAGCCAGTGATGGAGGATGAAAAGAAAGAAAAGAAAATTATTCATAATATTAGCAAAGAAGTGTATATTCAAAAATAATACATTTTTTCTTATTATAAAATATAAAATATAATATGATTTTGACACCTTTTGATATTTATGCTTGTGAACAAGTATGGAAATGGGAACATCCTCAACATTCATTTCTTCATAATGTTGGTGAAGATTTAGGAACTATAGTTCATGATATTGAACCTATTGCAGAGGAAGCTCTTCCTGTAGTTGAAGACCTTCTATAAATTTATAACTTATTATAATAAAAAAGTAAATTACTAATTTTATTATAATTTAATTATATAGAAAATATATACATCGTATATAGAAATAATGATTAATAAGATAATTCTAAGAAAATATTCATCAGCATTTGCAATAATTATTTTTATTATTTTATTTGGGGCAGTAAATATAATGAAGCCATCATTAATTTATAATGATGATTTAACATTTCGACAATTTGGACTAGGATATAGAAAAAAGACAATAATTCCAATATGGTTAGTAGCAATTATTCTTGCTTTTATTTCATATTTATTAGTAATGTATATTATTAGTATACCTGGAATGAAATTTTGATATAAAGTATTTAAAAACAAAACTAAATAGTTTATTATAATAATTATAATCAGCATAATGAGCAATCAATACTCAGTATTAAATCACGTTTTATATTTAGAAGAAACAACTGATAAAGGTAATGTAGATTGTCGTATGTATATTACTTATGATTTTATAAAAAGAAAGTATAGAATTCATTTTACTCGAAAGTCAATTGATCATGATTCTAAATCAAATGATAGTAAATATGATTATTATGATGTTGAATTTTCAAAGAAACAGAGTAACAATTTAATTTACTATCTAAAAGAAGTTATGGGTTTTTCTAAAATTAATATTGTATTATTTGCAATCAATGTTGATAATGATTTAGAGTATGATGATTTCTTATCTTTTAAAGAGGCTCATAGAAATTGTAATGGAGAAATTGTTGGTTATAACGGATTAACTACTGATAAGAGAGTTTTAAAACGATATTTAAGATTTTTGAGAATTAGAAGTTTACGTTACGATTTGTAAATGAAACTGTATAACAGAATTCAAATACTTATTTATATATTTCCATGTATTTCCATGTATTTTGTTCATATGATCATTATGATTGTTGACTATATGAATAACCAGGAGGTACATAATTTTGTTGTGAAACAAGATCTTTCTTATTATCAAGATGAGTATCCATCTTCTTAGCCGCGGTTTCTGCAGATAATGAACATGGTTGCATAACAATATAGTTATAACTCTTAGAAGTAACTAAAATACCTACAAGAATATACCATATAAATTCAGATACGATATCTTTCAACTTAACCAAACTCTTAAATTGATTATATAATGGTGAACCAACTTTTGCACATGAAGTAAAAATACCTGCATCTAAATTCTTCTGCCATAGGGTATCAAATGCTCCAGCATCACTATCATTAAATTGATTAATAAAAATCGATGGGTCATTATATATATTATTAATAGCTCTTGTAATCGATTTATCAGCACTACGAGAAACAATTAATTTATTAAGAAGATTATTAAGACCTGTAATTTTAACAATAATATAACCGATTGTATTTGAAAAAGGTTCTAGCCATCCAGGGAAAATCATTAACATAAGTTGCAATAACCCAAACATAAAAACAATAGGAAAAATTGTTGCTAAAAGTGCAACACTTAATGATTTATTATTATCACATAATGATTTGGCTAAACCTGTATTTATACTTGTTTGGGTTGAAATAATTGCAACTACATATATAACTCCTAATATTTTACCAAAATTAGATGGTACTAGATATTTAGTAATAAAATAAATAAGAGTTATAAAAACAAATGAAAAAATAGAAGTTGATGGATTTATAGTTGGAGCCATATATATCTAATATGTATAATTTAATTTATAAAATTAAGTATATAAATTAATGGATATAACAAAACCATCATTAACAGAGCCAGGAGTGAAATATTTTTTGAATGGAGTTTTAAAACAATGTAAAGAAAAACGTGTCTATTTTAATAATTCATTATTTAATTTATCTATGCTTTGTTTATTTATAATAATAATTGGAAGTTTTCTTTTCTATAAATATCGTGGAAAATTAAGTCCACAAGAAAAAGAATTAAAAAAACAACAGCAAAAGCAAGATATATTATCTAAACTTAATCAAATAAATGTTGATTTGTATAAAGGCTCAAAAAATGCATCATTAATAACCGACCTCCCTGTTTGGAATAATTCAGATGTTAGAATAGATAATCAATATAATAATAAATTTAGTAATTATTTCAATAGTAATCAATTAATGAATGAATATAATCAACCTAATAATCAGTTAATGAATGAATATAATAATATTCCTAGTAATTATATATAGTTAAACTAGAGGAAGGAATGAAAACAATGAAAACAATGAAAACAACAAAATCTTCAAATATTACTGTAAATGATGCAATAAACGAATATTATAATTTAAAAGGAAAGTATGATAAAAAATTCGATAATTCTAAATATAGTATTATAAGAAATTATGTATTAACTCTCGAGGAAAAAAGAAAAGAAGTAGATAAATTAAAAAAAAATAGAAAATGCATTATTTGTAATAATACTGGTGGAACAATTTTTAGTGATATAAATGGAACATTAAAAGCCCAATGTGGTAATAAATCAAATCCATGTAATTTGCAAATCGAAATAAGGAAAGGTAAAATTATTAATTTAGAAGAATTATTAAATACTGCAAATGAAGATTTAGAAAATACCAAAGATGATGTAATTCGATTAAAATTAGATTTATTATTTAGTTTTATATCAGAAGACCAGTTAATTAAAAATTTTCAATCTATAAAAAAGAAGATGGAAAATGAATTAAAAATATATGAAGAATTAAGTGGTCAATATATTAATATAACTAATAATCGAACAAAAAAAGAAGAATTACAAAGAAAACAAATAGTGTTACAAATGAATATTGATGAGATCAAAAAATTATCTCAACAATATGATAATACAGGAGAATTATCAAATATAAAAGATATGGTATCTATTTATTTAAAAGAAATTATACCTCTTGTTGATGAAATGAAGAATTTAAAATATAGTTATACCGATGTTGAATATAATGATCTTGATGGTACATATCATCTTATTCAAAAAAAATATACAATCGAAGATCTTGAAAAAACAATTATTGAACCTGCCGTTATTATATTTTCCAAATAATCACACAAAATGAATAAAAAATATCTTGTAAAAAAATATCTTGTAAAAAAAATTATATTATAAATAAATATATTATAGTATAATTACAAAATACATGCAAAAATATCAAATAAATAATTTCGAGAATGGTGCGGAATATTTCACTGGAAAAGTACCAATTCCATATAATAATGATGCAAATAAAAACCAAAATGATACAAATATAATGAATAATAGTAAGAGAAATAATGTTTCTTCAAGTATAAATTCAAATACTAAAATTGTAACAAATGATTATATAAATACAAATCATGATTCTCGTCCATTTTCAATTATACATACAAATATGACTGTTGATAATATGATAAATAAAGTAGGTATAATAATTCAAAATAAATTTCCTACAGCTTATGATTATATGTTAGAATATTTAAATACAAGTATAAATACAGGATTAGTAATAATTCTTGCAGTTTTTTTTGCAACATGGAATAGAAAATGGTTTTATGTAATATTATTTAGTTTTATTGTCTTTGTAATAATGGGTTTAATACGAATTTTATTTATAAATTATGTTAATAATGATATAATAAGAAGACCAAATCCTGAAAAATGTATGAGCGGCCCAAACTTCACATTTTTTAGTAATTTATTTAATGCAGAAAATTTAATACCAAAAGATCTTCATCCAGCATATTATTCTGTAGGAATGCCATCAGGACATGAATCTATAGCTGCTGCACTTATAACTTCACTATATTTATTTTTTCCAAGATATAAAAAAGTAATATTTTCATCAGGATTATTTTATTTAATTTTAATGGGGTTTGGTAGAATAGTACAAGGATGTCACAATATTATACAAGTAATTACAGGATTACTCTTAGGAATAATAATACCTATCATATTACATAATACATTTCATAAGAAATAAAAATAATTTTACATCATATACAAATAATACCTACAAATAATATAAATAATATAGATAATATATATATTTATTCAAATCATGAAATATATTCATTTACCAGTTTTTTTATTAAGTTTTTTAATAGGTATAATTTATATTTATTTATCAAACGAAGCAACACGTGATATATATGTATATCCTACTATAGATAATCAAGATATGTTTCAATATATCGATAAAGCAGAAAATTGTTTTTCATTTGTACCAAAAGAAGTTAAATGCCCTATAAATACAGGTTCATTAAAATCAATCCCAATACAGGTGTAAACCAATAGATGTATAAATGTGCAAATGTTTATATGTATACAATACGAAAATAAGTGCAAATAATAATTTAATATTTATTTATAATATAGATAAATATGAATATTAAAAGTTGGTTACATTCAGAAACAAGTAAGTATATAATTTCTATAGTATTGGGATTAGGATTAGCATCATTATTTAGAAAATCATGTAAAGATGAAAATTGTATAAAATTTGTTGCACCTCCTTTAAAAGAATTGGAATCAAATACTTATTTATATGGTGAAAACTGTTATAATTATAGTGCAAATTCTAGTCATTGTGATAATAATAATAAGAAACAAGTACAATTTGCGTAATATAATGGAATCTATGAATATTTATAGAATATAGAATATATTAAGAAAATGGGAGACACTACAAGTATCGATGATTTACCTACTGACCCAAGTGTAGGAAATGGTAATAATATTGTAATACAAAAAACCGAATTACCTCAAAATCAAATACAACCTCAAGCCCCTATTTATTCACCAACAGTTAATATTGGCGGAGTACCAATAAATTCTACTAATGGAATGCCACCACCACAACAACCTCAAAATTATGGGGATGGTAACGTTATGAATGAATTGATAACTGGGTTACAAAGAGCAAGTGCAAACGGATTAACAACATTACCTTCAAGAGATATTCCAAGAAATAGTGATGCATTAATGAATGACGAGCAAATACGACCAAATTATGTTCCAAGAGTGAATGGAGATTATATTTCTCAACATGAACTTTCAAAGTTAAGTGAGGTTAATTACATTAAACAAAAAAATACAGAAGATTCAATGGAATATATTTATGAAAAATTGCAATTACCTATTTTATTAGGAATATTATATTTTATTTTTCAATTACCTGTAACAAGAAAGTATTTGGTTAAATATATTCCTGGAATATTTATGACAGATGGTAATTTCAGTATAATTGGATTATTATTTATAAGTACTTTATTTGCTGGTTTTTGTTATTTATTTTCTGAAGGAGCATTGCATTTATTTTCAGCTGCGGATATCTAGTATTACGTAAATATAATATATAATTATAAATTTCAAATCAACAGATTATGGAAAATATACAGATTATGAAAAATACATATTCATCATTACATATATTTATTATCTTGAAAAATATAATAATATAAAATTTATAAATTTATATTATTACACATTATATTTTATTATACATTATATTTTATTACACATTATATTATATTTTATTACACATTATATTATATTTTATTACACATTATATTTATTTTTCATAATCTGTATATTTTCCATAATCTGTTGATTTGAAAATATTATTTCTTATGTTTCTTTGTTTTATTACTAGACAAAATGCCATTTATTGATTTTTTAGATTTTGAAAGATTTGAATACATTTTTCGAATCGTCTTATTAACATGTATAGAACGTACTGACAATGGTTTTGATAAATGGGGTTTGAAAGGTGTAATAGATTCAGGAATTTCTTTTTCTATTTTTTTTTCTTTGTTTGTTAAAACAATCTTTTCAAAAGGAATATAACGTAAGAACCATTCTTTATATTTTCTTGTATTTCTATTATTCTTTAATTCTTTGAATTTAATTGCTTTTTCATTACGAATGTCTTCGATAGTACGTTGAACACCATAACAACTCACACTAAAACGACGTAATAAACCATGTTGTTTTAAACGATTTTTTTGTTGTATTTCAAATAAATATTGACACATACATAATATACGATTACTGTCATAATATGGTCTATTTGCATAAAGAAATATAAGATAAAAACTTAACATGCTATCAATAGTTGCGACTCTAACAAAATTATTTCCAATTTTTACAACATTATAACTATAACAACCGATTGGTTTATAAATATATGCAATACTTTTGTTCAATATTTTAATTTCATAATGTTCTCCAACATATTCTCCGATTGGTTTCTTTTTATTTATTTTAATATTTTTAAACCCTTCATTTTCTAATGCATTTTTAATATTTTTTGCTGTTTCATGCGGTTCAACAGATAACAAATCAAAATCAGGTATTTCAGATAAATATGTTTTCGCAGAATCTTTTAGATATTTTGAATAAAGCATATTTGCATAAGAACCAAAGAAAACTAATTTTTCTCTAATTGCTTCATTTTTAATAATTTTATGTATTTCATTATAATCTAATGATTCTGAATATAAACTGTTGTGGTTTTTTTCTTCATTATTTTTTCTTATTGTATTATCATTTTCGCAAGTGAATGCTTTTAATGGATAATTTTTATTTAATAAAATTAATCTTTTTAAAACTTTTTCCCATCGTTCAACATTACCACCAGGACGTGATAATTCTAAATACATAGCCATTCGTAAAAAATTAGGAGGGGAATAGAGTATATCATTTTTTTCAATTGCTTGTTTTTTTATATTTTTAAAAAGTGAATATTCCATTTGAGTAATATCTGCAATAGCAATAAAATTAACATATACCTTATATGTTCCAAAATGAACACCTGCTTTGGCTTCAACATCAGTGAAACCTTCTTTAAAATAAATATCGGCTAATTCTACTGCATCATCCATAGCATTAGATGAAAAACAATCATAGTCAGGTAATTCTAATTCTTTATTATAAAATTGGTCTTTTTCAGGTAAAATATTATTAATAGCTGTTCCACCATAACATACTAAACCTTTCTTACTAATAAACTTTTCTAATATAGATATAATTTTCTTTATAATAGGATTTTTTGTTATACGCTTACCTTGTTTTTCTTGTGCAATTTGAATTGCCTTTTTTAATATTTCTAATTCTTTATTTTCATATAAAGAAATGTTATATGTTTCAGTGTCATCTTTTAACTCATTTAATAAAATTTCTCCTTCTTTTACATCCATTATTATATAGATGATTAAATATCTATGATATATTATATTACGAAAAATATATTATAGATAATATTAATTCTTATATTTTTGAAATTTTGTTTTTCTTATTTCTATTTTTTTATGCATAATTTTGTATGTGTAATTTTTTATGTATATTTTTTTATGTGTAATTTTTTATGCGTAATTATAATGTAAAACTTAAACCACCTGCTGTACTTATTTTCCATGGATTATAAGCTAATATTGGATTAGGTGGAGGAGGAATATCAACATAAGTTGGTACATAACGTAATTTTTCAGGACGCAATACAAACGCACTCTTTACTTTTTCAAAATTAGCATTATATGCATTAAGATTTTCATCAACATTTTGAAAATTCATAGCACACATTTGACAACCCATTGCCATTGGTACATAAGATGTATAATTCTCATTCGTGTCTTTCAAATCAGGTAATACAATTGTCATATTTTGTTTATTGTATTCTTCTAATTCATTCATATTACTAATATTTTTAACATCAAAATAACGCATCTCACGTATAAATGTCGAATTAGTAGTAACATTTGTCACTTCCCATAAATTATTTGATTGATATAAAAGAGGACCTGTCTTTTCAACCATAATAATTACTTTTCCTTTCATATCTTTTACAGGAACACCTGTCATATTTTTAAAGTTATTTTCTTTCATATATTGAATCGGCATTAAACGGTCGCTAAAATATTTTGCAATTTCAGCCCCAAGAGTATTTAAAACTTTAACATCATTTGTTTTTAAACGAAAATGTAAAAGAAGAGGATCATCCGGATTTGGACATTGAGGTACAACTTTTTTATTAACAATAGTTGTAGCATTATGAGAAAATGCAGTAATACTAACTTCATTTAATACATCAGATATAGGTAAACTATTATAAGTTTCTTTAATACCTAGAACATCAATTGCTGATGTAGCAACTACTGGTTTATTATCCATGCAATATATTTCAAAATCAAGACATCTTACCCCCTGACGAATAACATTTTTAAGAGCACATAAATTTACATAATCATTTCGAAATTCTCCTGAAGCACAGCAATTATATGCGGTTTTAATATAATAATCTCTAAGGTCACGATATTGAACATCAGGAGAATTTGAATTTATCCAATCGGAATTTAATGTAACATCATTTGTATTTGTAGATTGAATATTAGCACAATTAATTTGTCCTAAATTTAATTTTGTAATAATATAACTCATAATCCAAATAAGAATAACTGCTAATACAGATAAACCAAACCAGTGAATAGCAATAGTTGGTGGTCCATTTGTCATAACATTTCTTAAACTTTTTATAGCATCTGATGTAGATAATTTTGATGTCGAAGACAACAAACTTCCTGCGGATTTAATTGTACTTGTTACATTAGATTGTTGGGCTTGAGCAGATGGATTTGTTGGTTGTAATGTTTGTGTTGAAGCCATATACTTACTTATACTTATATAATAATAATATTAATAATTACTCAATAAAAGTATAAAAATAATATTTAATATGTTAAATATATATAATAATTAATGGCTGGAGGATTACTAAATATAGTGTCTTACGGAAATCAAAATGTAATATTAAATTCAAATCCTAAAAAGACATTTTTTAAAACTGCATATTCAAAATATACAAATTTTGGTTTACAAAAATTTAGAATAGATTTTGATGGACAACGTACATTAAGACTTACAGAAGATTCAAAATTTACATTTTATGTACCTCGTTATGCTGAATTATTAATGGATACATATCTTGTAGTAACATTACCAACAATTTGGAGTCCTATATATCCACCTATGGATTGTAGTAGTAATTGGGCACCATATGAGTTTAAATGGATAGAAAACTTAGGAACACAACTTATAAAAGAAATTGTTATTTCTGTCGGTGGACAAACTTTACAAGTATTGACTGGACGTTATTTACTTGCAATGATGCAGCGTGATTTTGATAATACTAAAAAGCAATTATATGACCAAATGACTGGAAATACGCCTGAATTAAATGATCCAGGGAATGCTGGTGGTCGTGTAAATCAGTATCCGAATGCATATTTTACAACTGCAACCCAGGGCCCTGAACCCTCTATTCGAAGTCGTAAATTATATATACCTATCAATGCATGGTTTACAACAAGTAGTAAGATGGCATTTCCTTTAGTTGCATTACAATATAATTTTTTACAAATTGATGTTATTTTGCGTCCTATTAATGATTTATTTACAATTCGTGATGTAATGGATAGTGAAAATAATTGGCCAACAGTAAGACCTAATTTTGTAAAAGAATATATGCAGTTTTATCGTTTTATACAACCACCACCTAGTATTTCACTTCAACCCAATGATTATGAAAATCGTCGGACTGACTGGAATGCAGATATTCATTTAATGTCTACATATTGTTTTCTTTCAAATGATGAAGCTAGACAATTTGCATCGAATGAACAAAAATATCTCATTAAATCAGCATATGAATGGAATTTTGAAAATGTAACTGGAACCCAGCGTGTATGGTTAGAAAATACATTAGGAATGGTATCCAGCTGGATGTTTATTTTTCAAAGAAGCGATATTAATTTACGCAATCAATGGAGTAATTATACAAATTGGCCATATAACTATTTACCATATGAAATTCAGCCTGCAAGTGAAAGTGGAAATTGGCATTTAAGTTGTTTACCTTTAGTACCTCCTCCAGGGCAAAATATTGGACCAGGTTATGATCCGAGTACTGGTTTACCTACAGGTTATTATATAACTCCACCATTTAATACAGCAAATCAGCGTGATATATTATTAAATATGGCAATTTTATTAGATGGGAAATATCGTGAGAATTTATTAGATGCAGGAGTATATAATTATATGGAAAAATATCTGCGTACTGCTGGAAATGCACCTGATGGTTTATATTGTTATAATTTTTGTATTGATACAAATCCTTTCACATTACAGCCTTCAGGTGCGTTAAATACAAGTAAATTTTCAAATATTCAATTGGAATTTTCAACCTTTTATCCTCAACTTGATCCATCAGCACAATTTCTTACTATTTGTGACCCAAGTACAGGAATACCAATTGGTGTTAATAAAAATGTATGGAATATTTATGATTATAATTACAATTTAACAGTTTTTGAAGAACGTTTTAATGTAGTTACATTCTTTTCAGGAACTGCTGGTCTTATGTATGCAAGATAATAATATTACACCTACTGAAAAGAAAAATAATCTCAAATTTATAAAATTGAATAATATAATAAAAAATATTTTATTATTTTATAATGACAATGAATTTGCTTTTTGTCGATAGTCGTGTTGATCAATATCAACAAATCGTTCGTAGCGTCAATGCAAACACACAGTGCGTTGTTTTTGACTTTCATAGCGACAGTTTTGCTAGCTTACTTGCAAAAAGTGACAAACCATCTTACAATAGTATTGGTTTGTTACAACACAATGATTATTCAAACCATTTTCAAATGCTTTCTTCTATGAGTCCTGCGTTATTAGGAAATAACAATGATTTTAGTTCATGGAATCAGTTTAGGGATTTCATTACTAGCCTCAAAAATCAGAAAAACATTCAAAACTTTGATATGATGGCTTGTGCATTATACAGTGATCCGTCTTGGAAAGCTGTATTGGATTATGTAGAAAATGTAACAGGCGTGAACATACGTGCTTCTTTGGATGATACAGGTAGCGCAGTTTTAGGAGGAAACTGGTTTTTAGAAAGCGATGATGTCAATCTAAAAACTGTTTATTTTACCGATGCCATTGATAATTATAAAGGGTTATTATCTTCTTTTTCAAATAATTCAGGATTTATAACTACAAATAATGAATTATATGTATGCGGATCTAATTCTAATGGACAATTAAGTACTTTACAGCATGCACCTGCAGCACCAACATTATTTCCAAACATGTCAAATGTTAAAGAGGTAAGTTTTGGAGAATATCATACACTCATACTAAAAAATGATGGCACAGTAGTTGCTTTTGGTGATAATAGTGATGGTAAAACTAATGTAGAAAGTTGGAGTAATATTATTTCAATTAGTACTGGTAGTAAGCATAGTATAGGATTAAGAAATAATGGCACTGTAGTTGCTGTTGGTTCGCTTGTTTATTATGGTATAGACTCATGGAGTAATATTATTGCAATTAGTGGATCTGAACATTCTTTAGGATTAACAAATAACGGCACAGTAGTTAGTGTTGGTTGGAATGGGTATGGACAACGTAATGTAGAAAATTGGACGAATATTGTTGCAATTAGTACTGGATATGCTCATAGTGTTGGATTAAGAAGTGACGGTACAGTACTTGCTGTTGGTAGTAATGAATATGGACAATGTAATGTAGGATGGTGGACCAATATTATTGCAATTACTTCAGGAGTATTTCATACTGTAGGATTAAGAAATGATGGTACAGTATTAGCTACTGGTTGGAATGACTTTGGACAATGTAATGTAGGATGGTGGAGCAATATTATTTCAATTAGTGCTGGATATATTCACACTGTAGGTTTAAAAAATGATGGTACATTAGTTGCTGTTGGTGGGAATAATTATGGACAATGTAATGTAAATACGAATGTTACTAATATAAAACGTTTATATGATGCTCCCCTTCCTCCTTCTCCTCCTACAATAGGTAGTTTGACTATACCTTCTAAAACGTTTGGAGATGCTGCATTTGCAATGACAGCACCAGATAGTAATAGCAGTGGATCTTTTAGTTATAGTAGTAGCAATAGTAATGTTGCCACAGTTTCAGGATCTAACATCACGATTGTAGGAGCTGGTAGTACAATCATCACAGCAACACAATCAGGTACAAGAAATTATCAAAAAGGATCTGTAACAGCAACCTTACTAGTTGCCAAAGCAAATCCTATACTTGGAACATTTACAGTACCTTCTAAAACGTTTGGAGATGCTGCATTTGCCATCACAGCACCAAGTAGTAATAGCCTTGGATCTTTTAGTTATAGTAGTAGCAATACTTCGGTAGCCACAGTTTCAGGATCTAACATCACGATTGTAGGAGCAGGAAGTACAATGATTACAGCAATTCAATCAGCTACAAGTAATTATAATGAAGCATCAGTAACAGCAACCTTACTAGTTGCGAAAGCCAATCCTACTATTCAACCTTGGTCTTTAGTTTCTAAAACTTTTGGAGATTCTGCATTTGAAATCACAGCACCAAGTAGTAATAGCAATGGTTCTTTTAGTTATAGTAGTAGCAATACTTCAGTGGCCACAGTTTCAGGAACTAATATAACCATTGTAGGAGGAGGTACTGCAACTATCACAGCAACCCAAGCAGCTACAAGTAATTATAATGAAGGATCAGTATCAACAACCTTAGTAGTTGCCAAAGCAAATCCTATACTTGGAACATTTACAGTACCTTCTAAAACGTTTGGAGATGCTGCATTTGCAATCACAACACCAAGTAGTAATAGCAATGGATCTTTTAGTTATAGTAGTGGCAATACTTCAGTGGCCACAGTTTCAGGAACTAATATAACCATTGTAGGAGCAGGTACTGCAACTATCACAGCAACCCAATCAGATACAAGTAATTATAATGCAGCATCAGTAACAGCAACCTTAGTAGTTGCCAAAGCCAATCCTATACTTGGAACATTTACAATACCTTCCAAAACGTTTGGAGATGCTGCATTTGCAATCACAACACCAAGTAGTAATAGCAATGAATCTTTTAATTATAGTAGTAGCAATACTT